CCTAAATCATCTGCACTTAAAGCCCCATAACCAAGTGCAGTATTATAACTACCAGTAGTAAGTGCATCACCTGCTAGACCACCTATAAGGGTATTTTGTATGCCTGTTGTAATTGACACACCTGTAAAATAGCCCATTGCTACGTTGTAAGAATCTGTTGCTGTAGTAAAGTTTTGAGTATTTAGTGCAGCTCTACCAACAGCAACTGACTTACTACCTAAAGTGTCATTGCCTAAAGCAGCCGCACCAATTGCTACGTTATCGTCAGCATCAGTAAGTGCATCCCCTGCTAATCCACCAATAAGAATGTTATTAACACCTGTTGTGACTGCTGCGCCTGCTGATCTTCCAACAGCAACATTGTAACTATTAGTAGCTGTAGTAAAGTTTTGAGCATTTAATGCAAGTACACCAATAGCAACACTATTTTCACCTTTTGTATCACCACTTAAAGCAAGATACCCCATTGCTACGTTGTTTTGGCCTGTATTAAGTGCATCACCTGCTAGACTACCTACAAAGGTGTTTTGTACGCCTGTTGTAACTGATGTTCCTGCAGCATGACCTACAGCCACATTGAAACTATCTGTAGCTGTAGTAAAATTTTGATTAAGAAGTGCTGAATGACCAACTGCTACAGATTTACTTCCTAGTGTATCTGCACCTAAAGCTGCTTGTCCAACCGCTACATTAAAATCTGCGTCAGTTAAAGCATCGCCTGCCGCTGAACCTATAAGGGTATTTTGTATACCTGTTGTAACATTTACACCTGCTTGATAACCAACTGCCACATTATCTGTATTAGTAGCTGTTGTGAAGTTTTGAGTAGCTAAAGCAGACCTACCTATAGCAGTTGATTTACTACCTAGAGTATCTGTTGTTAATGAACTATAACCAAGGGCTGTATTACCTGTACCTGTAGTTAAGGCATCACCAGCTATACTAGCTATTAAGGTGTTTTCTGTACCTGTTGTGACTGATTTTCCTGCCTCAAAACCAACTGCCGTATTATTACTGTCTGTAGCTGTAGTGAAGTTTTGTGAGCCTAAAGCATTTCTGCCCACTGCAACAGCGTGACTTCCTTTGGTATCTATATCTAAAGCACTTGTTCCTACTGCTACGTTGTCAGCACCATCTGTCATACTGGTCATAGCAAATGATCCAACAGCAGTATTAGCACTTGATGTACTTATTGCATCTCCTGCAACATAACCTATTAAAGTATTATTATCACCAGTAGTAATTGCAGTACCAGCTTCATCACCTATGACCGTATTATAGTTACCACCAGAAGCAATGCTGTTACCTGCATTAGCACCTAGTTTGACGTTGCCTGTACCTAGTGTTGTAGTGGAAATAGAGTCAGAGGCATCTAGTGTTATACTTGCAGCATCAATAGTTAAAGTGCCACTGGACAAGTCTATCTCTGTGCCATCTATGGTTATGTTGTCTACGACCACTCCAGCGTTAGCAGTGACCACGCCAGTAACGGCAAGAGTGCCGCCAATTGAAGTATCATCTGTTACTGTAAGGTCATCTTCTACCTTTAAATCAACTACATTCAAAGAAGCAAAAGCATCAACCATTGCTGCGCCAGAACCTGCCCCATCTGAATAAATGGCTTTTGTGTCGCCCGGTGGAATAGTTATACTAGCACCTGAACCTTGAGATATAATAATATTTTGTGAGCCAGATGTACCGTTTTCAATAAACCACAGTTTACTGATCGTGTTTGGCCCTATTGTAATTGTACAAGCGCTGTCTAAAGTGCCTGTGTATTTTAAATATATTGAACGTCCGGGGTCAGTCGCGCCATCCGCTATTGTTGTTGTGTGCGTGTCCGCATTCGTTGTTATCGCCTCAGTGCCGAAGCTAAACGCTTCTGCAATAAGTTCTAAGTTGGTATTCGTGGTATCGCCCCACGTACCAGATTGTTCACCAGACCCTATTTCTTCAAGTCTAAGATCATTTGTATATACACTTGCCATTTTATTTCATCCTATGCTGCAAGGTCCGTCCAAGACGGATCTTGTGATGGGGTTACATTTGTAAAATTTGGGGTTTGAGATGGAGTTATATTTGAAAAACTTGGCGTTTGAGAGGGTGTAATTTCAGCCCAGACTAACACGCTTGATATTTCACCTGTGCCGCTAACTCCTGTTACAGAAATATTAGCGTCCCCTGTTGTTGTAACAATAGTGGAGTCAACAACAGCCGTGCCACTAACACCTGTCACACTTATATTAGATGTTGAAGAAACAGTTGCACTACCAACTGATCCAGACATTGCAGAAGAAGTATTTGTAGTAAAAAAACTACCTAATGTTGAAGTTGTTTCAAAGCCAACATTTGTGGTAAAAAAACTTCCAAGTGACGCTGTTGAGCTTAATCCATTGTTAGTAGTAAAATTTTCTCCAATTAAGCCTGTAGAACTTACACCCGTAACAGACGCATTTGCATCTCCTGATACAGTTGCGGTGCCAATTGCAGAAGATGCGCTTACACCTGTTACACTTACATTAGCGAATCCCGTTACTGTTACTGCACCAACAGAGCCAGTTGCACCGGGCAGAGCAACTTCTGAGTTCCAAGCGCCCTCATTCCACCCTCTGGTAGAACTATTCCACCCATGAAGTGCAACGATGGCATCAGACATTAGGCTATCCTAATAATCGCGTTCGATGCGTCTGCTGTTGGAAAAACGATAGTAAAATCACCTGCACTTGCTGCTTTGTCCGCACCAAAATCTAATACAGCAACCGAAGGATCTCCAGATGCAGAGTCATTAAAAATTAATCCTCCACGTACCGCAGAAATAGTTACGTTTGAAAACACTTCATCTGCAAAGTCCACTAATGCCGTTGTGCCACTTGTCGTAGGCGTAACTGGGTTTAATGCTTGACCTTTTGCAGAATAATTTGTGCCGCTTATCTCGTTGCTCGTGGTATAAGCTGTAGTTGCTGCCGTAAAACTTGCATTATTATCGTATAAGGCAATATTAAAAGTGTTACCTGAAGTTGCCGTAAAATTATGTGTACCTGTCATTAACTCTTTTTTAAATGAGGTACACAGAAAGTTTCCTGAAAAAGCCATTTACATTTTCCTTATATATTCAGCCAATTTTGGCTGACCTGCATCTTTAATTGCATTATATACCGTAGTTCGGTCACTTTGGATAGCCTGTCGCATATAGATAGCAATAATTTTCTCTACAGCGTTTTTATATTCTATCGCCTGTTCTCTTAACATTGGATGAGCGTCTTGAGAAACATTAATAATTTTATTTACACAACGCGCCGCCACCTCTTCAGGTGTTGATCCTCTGTTATTAGTTGTTTGAACGTCTACCTTAAAGTCATTCGACATAGTAACGCCAAAAGACATATTACTCATGTTTTCTCTCTCAATATAAGACCAGTGCGATACGCATCTGTAACCTCTTGTGACTCACCAAAGTTTTTAACGCGAGACATAGCTTCAGTAAATCTTTGAGTGTAGTTTTGTATTAAATCGTTCTCACCCTTCATAAACGTATAGGCTTCAATTAAAGAGCCATATAAAAGGGCAACATAAGCATTTGTGCTCAACCATGTTGTGCCACTATCAGCACCTGCTGTAAGAGATGCAGGACGGTGAAAGTAATGTAATTCTACGGTATATGAAGAATTTGGAGTGGGACCTATAATAAAGTTAGTTATGTCAAATTGAGCATAAAAACGTGGAACCCCTGTTGTTGAACTATTAGGGTTAAAAGATTGTATAAAATTTACATCTTTAAATAAAAGAAATTCTTTATTACTGCTGTTTGTAATTGACAGGCTAAATGGCGCAAGAAAATCAGTGGGAGCCGCAAGAAATTTATCACCTGAAGTCATAGTACCGCTTACATTTTTTCTAAAAACTTCAAGCTGTGCTATCTTTAATATTCTTTCCTCAGCATTTTTAATAAATATATTTAAATTATTCACAAAAGTTGTTTCTGTGTTTTCAGTATAATCTTGTATGGCGGTTTTTAACTCTGAAAGTGTAAAGCTCATGTTGTCACCGTTACTGCTCCAACGCTACCTATTGCAGTTAATTTGTTTGGTGGCGTTATTCCATCTATGTCACGAAAACCAACAGGATCAAAGCCGTATTGTATGGATCTTTGCTCTGTAAGGTTTTGCTCTGGCCTTGGATCACGCAAAGCTTGGGGATCTGGCCTTGCTCTTAAAGGTTCTAATTGTGGATGCTTTGGCTCATATTCATCGTATCCTACTAAAAGACCATTCCATTCTTTACGCATGTCTCTAAGTCGATACCGAAAGCCTGACCGATCTGAAATGCCATATGCCTTTTTACCTGTGGCATATTTAGACATAACGATAATTCCTTAAATCAGGCGCAACTCTAAAAGAGGCACGATCACGATCTTCATCCATTGCGCGATTAAACTCCTCTTCATAAATAGATTTAAGAAGTTGAGTTCGGTCAGGAGCACGCTTCATGCTTATGTAGTACGCCAATCCAGCAGCTAAACAAGGATAAAATCTAAACGGTATTTCTAATGTATCTATGAAAGTATCCGCATCATTTAACCTTGTTAAAGCATCAAAAATTAAAATGTCTGTACTGTTTTCAGGCAAAGGCCAGATTTTTAAATTAGGTGTTATTTGTCTATCTAAAAAAAATTGCGTTGGACGCCCAGTCGTTGTCTTTGTAGGAATGTTTAAATATGTGTCACGACTTATCCTATCCAACGCAAAATCGGTGCCATCTCTTCTTATAACCAAACTTAGAATGTCAATGATGTCTGTCCCAAGAGAATATTCTCCATCACTCGCAGTTAAAGCTTGTGTTTTTTGCTCTATAGTCCATTGATTTAAACCTCTGTTTGCCCAATCAGCAAACATAAGATTAAGAGATCGTTTGGCTGTTTTAAGATCATAACCTGTACGGACTTCTAAACCACAACGTTCAAAAGCCTCTTCAATGTAATCAGCTACATCAAGCTCAAAGTCCGTTGATCCTGATAATGCCATTATTCTTCCTCACTATACAGATTATCGAATATTCGATTTACATCTAGTGTATAGTCTAAATCACTTTTTGAATAGTGTATATGTTGAGATGGTTTAAAATCAGGCGCACCTTCACCCATCTCAAACCAAGCTGGATGCGTAACACGCACACGATTGTTGGGTAAAGCAACTACATTTCCTGTCCAATTACCAGCATCAAGTAATTGTAAAACATGACTTTGCTTATGCTGTGCAGGATCATCAGCTATCTCTGACTCTGCGTAGTCTACAGTAAATAAATACTTTGCGGGAAAGAAATTGCCATCAATTTTTGCCATCCAAGGGCAAGGTGTGGCTCTATCCATAACATAAACTGCGTGATGATATGATGAACAATCCCAAGGCTGTGCATCATAAGTATTCATTGGTTCAGGCCATTCCTCTAATGGTATATCGGCAACAAGAGCAGTAATAGGCATACGCGCCCACATTGCTCCACCGTGAACAGTGTCCTCTTCCTCTCCTTCCGCCTCGCTACCAGTAAATATAACTTGAAAGCTAAGGCACCTATTTGGCATACTTGTTACACCGATAACCATCGCGTGTAAAAATTCGCCGTGATACTGTTCATGATTATGAGTGTATTCACGACGAACCCATGCCTTAAAATAAGGAATGTTACTATGTAAATATGGCATTACTTTTTCTTTTTAGGGGTATCCTTAGTTACTTTATAACCCATCTTTTTAGCAGCCGCACGAAGTTGTGCAACCGTCATTTTACCGCCTGCTGCACCACCTTTTTGCATCATACGTGGCTTTTTCATACCACCAGCAGCGCCACCCTTCATCATACGTCTAGGTTTTTTCATACCTCCTGCGGCACCACCCTTCATCATGCGGCGAGGTTTTTTCATACCACCAGCAGCCCCGCCTTTCATCATTTTCTTTACTTTGCCACCGTTACGATAGCCTTTTTTCTTCATAGCCATGACAAACTCCTTATGATTGGCTAACCGCACCCTTTGTGCGCTTTCTTCGATTAGACATTATTTTACCACAACCTCTAGCAACAGCAGTTCCGGGTATGTCTTTTCCTCTAAACTTACGTTTAGATTTTGTTTCAACAACACCACCGTCATTAAGATTACGAACTTTTGCTTTTTTAGTATTAGCGACCACAGTTTTACCTTTCCCCCCAGCAGATTTTTTCTTACGTGCTGTTTTTGCACGTTCTTCTTTGGAGAGACTTTGAGCTTTCTTTCGCGGCAAACATCTGTCTGGGTTTTTTTTATTTTTAGATGTGCCGCATTTACCTTTTATCTCGCCATCGGTGCCAATGCGAACCCAGTCTTGTTTTAACCACTTTTTAAGCTCACCCATCTACTTGCGCCTTTTTGTGGGTTTAATTACTTTTTTAAGCTTTTTTGCTTGATTGGCATGTGTTTTAGAAGCCTTACTTAAACCTTTAATAACTTTTTTTACAGCAGCTTTATTTCGTCTACTAATTGTCATTATCTACCCTTTCTTTTGCCACCTTTAGCTTTTTTGGCATAGTTAGGATCTTTGCAATATTTAGAAGCTGCTAAGTTTGCATAGGCTGATGGATAAGTATCAAAAGTACGTTTTGCCCATGCTTTACCCTCTGGACAAATTTTACTACCTTTTGATTTTTTAGATGCCTTACCACCCTTTTTGTAATAAGTAAGACCTCTTGGCATACCGCTAAGTTTTTGCATTTTTTCTAGCCTTTCTTAAACTATCTTTGCCTTTACGAAAAATATTTACAACCTCATTTTTGCCCATAACCTTAGCTCTTTGTTCACCAACAGTCAGTATTTGTATTTTTCTAGCAAAAGGTTTTTTAACTTTTTTTACCTTTCTTACAGTGTCTCGCGCATCTTTCGGTGTTGCAAACTTTATAGAAACGGTATCTTTTGGATTTTCATCTGTATAGAGCCTTCTGCCACTACCTTTTGGTTTTTTACCTGTGCCTTTCTTTGGATCAGTTTTCTTCTTTCTTCGTGGAGGTTTGGATACTTGCTTCGACATCTGACTGCGGGACATTGCCATATGTTTTCTCCATCTCAGACTTAATAAAATCTATTTGAACAGCCATTACTTCTGTTCTTTTATCTACAGCAATAAGAGTTTTTGTTGTCCAAGAAGCCCACGAGTAAGCAACTCCAACAACACCAATAACAAAACTTGTGCCAAGTATGATTTTAACTTGCTTATCTAACAACGCCATCTTTTTCTTGCCTGCCGCAAACGAGAATTAGGATTTTTTGCTGCTTTAGGAAACTTCTTCATTTGCCCAGCAGATCTAGCGCAAAAAGATTTACGCCTTGCTTTTTCTTTTTTAGTAAGATTTTTCTTTTTTGTTACAGCAGTTTGAAGCTTAGATCCGGGGTTTTTACGCCGATACTCAGCCACACCAGCTTTGGTCATTCCCGCCCCTTTTTTTGTGGGGCGAAAATTCTTTTTATTGCGCTTTGGCATCTTATCAGAGCGTTTAGCCATACTCTTTCCGCATGTACAGAATAATTGTATATGTGTCTGCGCTCGTATGACCTACTGTGGTAAACGCTACATCTCCTGTTTTTCCAGAACCTGCGTTATTTGTTAGGCCACCAAAGGATCTGTAGTCATGATTACCACTTTGATTTTCACCAAGTTCAATAGCCATAACATCAGTGCTTGCATCGAACAGTATTTGTACTTTCATACCAATACACTGCCACCATATTTCTTCTATCGTGACACCAGTACAAGCTTGACCACGAGCATTAGTGCTAAGTGCGCTAACATCCACCTTAACAACAGCAGATTCACCTGTGCCATCAGAAATATTAGTAAACTTCTGAACGACTACTTTTTCTCCATCTTGAAGCGTTTGGGTTGCTACAGCATCAGCCATATCATTTACTCCTTATAAAAATTAAGAAGCATCGGATGAGCTTGAAATACCAAAAAACTTCATGACTACAGTTGTATCAGCGCCGGGATCACCAGAGAGAACAATCTCTACTTCATCTGCTGTAGCTGTAGCAGCAGTTGTTGTGCCACCAGACATGCCTAAAACGCCGTTGCATGGAAAGAAACCCTTGAAGCCAGTGCTATTAACCGCCGCAGATATGCCATCTACAAAGCCATCAGTATCTGCATCTGTTCCAATGTCATTAAGAGTTACACTGTTTGATGCTGCACCAGTTACGGCAATCATTACACCCATTGGAATAAAATTAGATGGAATACCGATTGCAGATTCCTTACCAGTAGTAGCACCATCCGCAACAGTTACTGTTGCAGTGTATAGTGATAAAGTTATTTCACTGGTAAGATCTCCAGTAGTTGAACTTTTAACAATGTTTTTAAAACCGTTTTCAGAACGCACTGGTCCTGAGAAAGTCGTGTTAGCCATATCTGTCTCCTGTCTTGGCTAGTGTCAGTCGCCCAATGCAACTGTCAGGAATAATTATACTATACATAAAATAAAACAAAAAGAAAGGGGCAACCGAAGTCGCCCCTGTTCAGTTTCGGGAGGAACCAAATGAAAAAATCAATGGTATCCTGTATATATCACAGTTTACGCTCCGGGGGAACCAAAAACGCAACGTGGGTCTGAAAATCCGAAGCTGTAACGCTCACGGGCTTTAAAACGCATGTTTCCTGTATCAAAATCAGCTTCCATGTTTGTAGCCATTGGAGAACGCTCAAAGTGCTTAAAGCCGTTTGGAGCATCTGTTTTGATAAAAAACGCATCTGGGTCTGTTAAAAAGTGATTAATAGTATAACCCTCTGGAACCATACCCATATTACGAATTGCGTTTACGTCATTGTCCGCAGTACTTGGGCGCAAAGTTGACTCAAGCAAACGATCTGCAATAAATTGCAATTGTGGTGGAATAATCAATTTCATACCACGAAGAGCAATAATCATGTTGCGTTCATCAACGAATGTTGAAATGTCAATAAGAGCATTCTCAAGTGACGTTTCGTTGAGGTCAGCAGCAGTCGAAGGTTCGTTGCGGAACGTGCCACCACCAGCTAAGGGGTGATCAGTTGCACAAAGTTCCTTGCCATCACCACCTGTAAAACTGCTATCAAACGCATTATTAAGCGTTGCAGCAGCTTTAACCTGCTTAGTGTGCGCCATAGAACGTGCGAGAGCACGAGTATAACGAGCACCAAGGCGGTCATACAGATTATCTTCAATAGCTTCTTCTGTAAGAGCAAAAGCAAGTGCTACTGTTTCATGTGTATAACGCGCTGTGAAAGCTTCGTTTGCAATGTCGAAACCAACTCCAGAACCTTCAGCCTTCGTAGGAGCATTCCCAAATCCGACTAACATCACCTCCTCCTCAAATGCACGATCTGAGGTTTCAGTTTCATAGATTTCGGCATGTTGGTTTTCGTACCGATCATATTCCATCCCAAACAGGGCGTTAAGGCCCGGTTCGAGTTCTTTTTGTAGTTGTGAACGTGAAATAGCCATAATTCAATCTCCTTATGCCAACCCAGCGCCTTTGACGCCGAATATATGGTTTTGAATGACAACTTTCACATTCGTTGCATCAGACGACACATCACTATTTTCTGGATCTTCAGAAATATCAATAGCCTTAACAGAAAGGGTTGTTCCCGTTCCACCGTCAGCCACGTTTAATTCCGCACCAGAAATACCAGTAGTTGTGCTGCCTGCACTAGTGTAAACAATATCAAAATTGCCAAATAGATCAGCAATCGGAAATGCTGCATTACACTGAATCTCAAAGATCACCATTGGGTCATCAATGATAAAAGCAATAATGTCAGAAGCATTAGTGCTTGCAGGATAGAAGTTTTGAAACTTCTGTTCGCCAGTTGTGGGGTCAGTAAATTGACATCCATTAAATACGCCAACAATAGGCACGGTTCCGCCATCGGCATGAACCTCTACAGTTCCTCCAGTGACTTGAGCAACCATGTCACCTTGGAATATAGACGTACCGTAGTTTGCGGCGATTCTGTATCGGCTTGTCCCGCCAGTATAGGGAGTTCCCCCTATCCTGCCAATGGGACGCATACCGAAAGCAGCGTCTTGATTCGCCATTTTTTACTCTCCATTAGAAGAATCCGACCTTCGCTTGCCGAAGGAAACGGAAGATTTACGTTGCGGAGCAAGTTTAGGCATGGCTGGATTGTTTTCTCTCATCCAGTCACGATCAACTGCATCCATTTGAGTTTGTGTGACATCTTCATAATGTCTCTTCCGCTGATCAGCCATTTCGATGGGAATACGAGCAAGAACTAAACCGCCAACACCTATTGTGCCTGCGTTCCGTCCCTCATCTACAACTGGTCCTGTCCATTCTGGGTGCTCCTCGGCGCGAACGAGGTCCCAACCTTCTTGCCGTTTCTTATGAACGTTAGTTTTATCATCATAATCCATCACTGATTCACGAATCCAGCGATGCTTGTACCCCAAAGGGGGTTCCGGGGCTTCTAAAGCAGAACCGGGCCTCCAATCCATTCGCCTTTCTTGGCTGTCCCGCGTGTTTAACTCGCGTGAAGTCCTGTCTGCCATATTAACTACTCCGACTTTCTATTTTAGCAATTTCTTTTGCATAGCGTTCTAAAGGAATCTTCATCTTCTTTGCAAAAGCAACTTGACCGGGGCTTAATTCCACCGACTTTTTCCGCCCTGATTTTACTGACCGTCCATTTGAAGACGCAGGAGCAACAGTTTGGGCGCTGGACCGTTTCTCCTTAAACCTGTGAGGCATTTCTGTTCTCATACGAGTGTCAATTTCTTTATAGTAATCGTCACTTGTAGGGTCAAAATCCTCCTCTAACACTAATGTTTCATGAATGGCTTGAGCAGCGCGTGTCATAATGCGGTCTTGTCCAAACCAAGTATTTTTTTCTAGCCACTTTTCTAATTTAGGATCACGAGGTTGCGCTTGAGGTTGAGCTTGCTGTGGTGGCGGGGCTTGTTGAGGCTGCTCTTGCACTTGTTGTGTTTGAGCCTGTTGCCTTTCTATTTTAGCCTTTTGAACACGAATTTTTTCCTTAGCGACTGCTATTTGGGCCATCGCTTGCTGTGCTTTTGCGGCCTTTTCGTAATCTCCAGCCTCAGACGCTTCAGCATAAGCTTTCGTAGCCTGCTCTTCTTGTGATTTTAACCTTGTTTCAGCTTCAGTATTATAACCAACACTCATTTGCTGCAAACTGCGTTTCATTTGCTCGTTTTCATACTGCATTTGTTGTGCATATTGCACAGCAGCAGCAGCCTCTTCAGCAGCTTGTTTACGTTTGGCAGTTAGTTGATTAATTCTACGCTGAACTTGCTCACTATAATCACCAAGTTCATCATCATTAGTAGACTTTACTTCTTTTTCAGTCTCAGAAGTATCGTCCGCGCTAACTTCAACAGTCGCAGCTTCATACTGATCTTCTTCAATTTCTACAGAAGCACCTTTTTCGATGTCTTCTTCGCGTTCTGCTTCAGCCATATTTAATTCCTGCTCTTAATTGACTTATACATACGAAATATCTTTAGGGTCAAGGATTGTAGCGATAATATTATCGTCATTTATAATACGAACCTCAAGATTTTCCACTTTAAACCTATTTCCAGCATATCTTCCTATAAGAACCCAATCTTTTTCATTACACCAAGGACCATTTGGGAACTTTTGGGAGTCATTATACGCATCAGGACCAAGTTTAATTACATAAGCGGCTACTGTTGCAAAGGCTTCGCGCTCACGTACCTGATCAGGAACATATAAACCACCTTTAGTCTGTGCGCTAGGGTAATATGGAATAATACTTATACGATACCCAGTAGGCTGTGGTAATCTTTCAAGTGCAGAAAGCTCCATTTTAGATGGATCTTCTTCATTTTTTACTTTGTTTGTCTCTGCAAAAGCTTTTTTAATTGGCTTTGGCATACCAGATGTGGCTAATCTGTCTGGAACGAATAACTTTTTAGTCATCTCCGTATTCTATACCCTTCATCGCGGTCTGAATTTCTTGCTCAGTGTAGGCCATCCCGCGTATTTCTCCTACAATATACCGATACTCCTCCCAAGAAGTAATCGAACCATCTGCAAGCTTATCTTTTAACCTAGAATCACGTTCTCGTATGTTCTTTAAAAGATAATCAGCAAGATGTAGTGCGTCCATGCCGCATACAGTATGCTATTTTAAGGGAAACACAAGTAAAAATACTATAAAATCAGAAAATACCTTGGAATTTCTGGGGTCTGGATATTTTGCTAAACTTTTTTACGAGGCCTCCCGCGTTTTTTCGCTGGGGCTTTTTCTTTTTTGATGGTTTCTTTTTTTTCTTTGCTTGGCTTAGGGCTATCGCTACTGCTTGCTTTTGCGGATACCCCTCCGACCTTAGCTTCGATATGTTCGAGCTTATCGTTTGCTGACTCGATCCCTTTTTCAACGGCATTACCAATACCTCTTGCTACACGTTTAGCTGCACGAATTTGTTCAATTATCTTTTCTCTTACTGATGAAGACATGTTACCTCCGCTTATCTATAGAGTTTATCGCAGCTATATCTCGCTGCGTTTTAATACGCTCTTCAGCAACACGCGCTCTCTCATCTATTGCCTTTTCCTGAGCATCAATTCTTTGTTGTGCGATTAAAACGTCATTACGTTCTTTCTCACGGTTAAGATCCTGCTTAGAGTCAAACTCTTCCTGCTTGCGCTGTAAATCAGCAGCCTTCAGTTGCAATTCCTGATTGCGTATGTCTACCAAAGGATCAGACTGTGGTGGTGGAGCTACAGCTTGTGCCAACTGTTCAGTCATTTCTGCAATGATTTCTGCTGCACGAGCATCAATTTGAGGCTTAAACTGCATCATGGGATCAGGCGGCATAGGTCCCTGCGGTCCTTGTTGTGGTGGCATCATCTGAGCTTGTTGCTGCATCATTTGCATTTGCTCTGGTGGTATTTGAGACATAATTTCTTGTTGCGCTTGTCCTTCGGCTAACAAACCAATGTGCTCTTGTATATGTCCCTGCAAGGCCACAATAGACTGTGGATTTAGCTCCATAGCAGGCGTAGACATAACAGCCATGTGAGTTTCTATATGTGACTCGTGATCCTGATCTGGAAAAGCCTGTAACGGCGCACCCATCAACGCATTCTGATTTTCCTTAGCAGGGTTCATAGGCATAGGCTGTGGAGGCGGGGGTAAAATAGCGTCAATGTTATTAACCCCTAATGCTTCGTACATCTTACGGTACGCTTGATACAATCCTTGTGGACCACCATGAATTTGTGGGTTTGATTGCACCAATTGCAATTCTGTCTGAGCCAATGCAATGCGCTGTGACATAGAAAAAATATTGGGATCAGATACAGGTAAAACATCTACTCTAGCATCAAAGTCTTGTGCAAATATTTCTGGACCCATTTGCATATCAGCAGCGTATGGATATGCCTGCACTGTCTCAGCAAAGATATTGCTAAGAAGTTTAAACTCTACCTTTTGAGAATAGTGCATACGTTTATGAATTGCAGACATAACCTTTGTCCCACGCTCCATAATCGCCATAGTCGTACCAACAGGCGTTTCGCCGCTCATCTCACCAATCTTCATGTCAGCCATAGACGCAAACCTACGCCCAGCATCCACAAGCGTACCCATAAGATTATAGAGCGTCCCTGAAGGCTCCTTAAAGGGAAGGGGCATCAAAGAGCCTTGCAGGGTGCCTCCAACCACATCAATGTCCCTGAACTCTCCGGGCTGAAGTGGGGAATCCTCATCACGAATACGAGCACCACGAGACTTGAAACCCGCAGGTAGGTTGGAGAGCGTACCCGCATCAATTAGTTGACGCAGAATAGAAGTAGAAGCTTGAGCCAAACCACCAATCATGTGCGTCAAACCAAGGCCATAAAAGCCAAGACCGGGAAGAAACTTATAATGCACAAAATATTGTTTCGCACGTTTCATAGGATCTACTTCAACGTAATTCCTACGGACTGATAAAACCTCTCCAGAGCTTTCAATTATAGTTATGATATAAGGCAATTTTAAACCACTGGGCATACCGTCAGGCCCCATGTCTTCAAAGCCTTCAATATCCAAAGAGGCATGTACCTCATACAAAGTTATATCCTCAGAAGGTCCAGATGGATGCACACCCTGCACATCATCAATCGACTCTTCTATCTGACTACCGCCATACTCCCCACCATATTGACTCTCTGGAATCTCAACATCACGATAAAAGCCATTAAGCTGTAGCTTTTTAATCTCATTGGAATCCATCGTAAGTCGATGCGTAATACGTGGCGAAGACAACAAATCAGTCGCGCCATAAGGCACAATAATATCTTCAGCATGTAAAAATTTACTAACCGCTCTGCCCTTGAGCGGATCAAAGTAAACCTTTTTAAATGTAGAACCAGTAACAGGAAGATAAAACAGCATCTGATCCAACTCAGGATCATACTCTTCCATCTCATAAGTAATCATATAGTTCATGTAGTCTTTAACACGCTCTGCCTGCTTAACAAGCATTTCATTCTGTGCGCCAACAACCTGTGTTCTTACAGGCCCAGTTGCAGGCAACAACTCACGATATGCCTGTGCTTGAAACTGCGTAACACTTTCAGCAAGCAAAGGATGAATAACGCCAGAAGAACCCTCAAAAGGCTCTGTCCGTTCCTCAGTTTTCATGCCCAAAAACTCAAGACCAGTTTTGTATGTATCCTCCCAATCTTCTCTGGAAGACAAATCATCCTCAATTGAACCAACTAAGTCAGAGCTAATTCTGTTTAACTCTGCTTCATCAATAACATCTGCAAGATTACCATCAAATGGCACAGTCATAGCAGGCGGCTGTTCATCCTGAAACTCACCAACAATTGCGCTGCCATCTGTGAACTCCGTAACACTAGGCTGTTGAGGAAGCTCAATAATGTTTTGAAGAAGCCCCTCATTCAAAGGTACTTCATCTGGAATGCCCCCAGCGCCAAGGCCACGCTCTATAGCCATTATCTAACCCCTACAAACTTCGTCCCTGAAATAGCAGCGCCAGCACCGCGCGAAAAACCACTGTTCTCAAGCTCCATAGGACATGGTTGTGGTTGTTTGTAGTGTTCCTGCAACACACCGTTTCTTTCGGTAGATACAGCGCCACCACCTTTCATTTTTTTAACTCTGCCGCCCTTTTTCATTTTAGCAGCCTTCTTTTGCTTTGCAGCAGTTTTCATAGGCTCAGACTTATCGCCATCACCGTCTAAATCCAAAAAGTCAGGTTTCGCAGCCATTAGTAATACTCCCTTTTCCTATGAGTATATTGCATAAAATCTTCGTCATCATAATCACTCGGAGTGATAATAAAACCACCCTGCCTAAAACGCAGTATAGCCTGTGTCATCGAATCCGCCAAGTCATCATATTCACCATTAGGAAATGAAGCACATTCCTCCATAACTTCATCAGCGAAATTATTATCAGGACACCATACCATACCGCTTTCAAATACAGGCGCACATGAGTGCATACGTGTAAACTTATCAGCACCACGGCTTGGAGTAAACGGCGTAACAGGAATACCCATGCGCCGAAACTCTTGCGTCAACGGCATACCACTAGCTTTCTGCTCAATCAAAACCATGTCAGGTTCATAAATATCATATATCTCCTTTGCCTGCTCCTTTAGCTCAGGAAAATCCCAACGCCCCCTAATAGCATCAAGCAATATAATATGATCCTCATTTGATTCAGGCTCCGTAAAAATACCCCAAGTCGTTACAGCACTAAAGTCTGCACGGTCAGATTTACTAAACGCAGTATCATAACTTTGTATCACATAAGCGCAATCAGGCGGATCTTCCTTCTCCCAGATATTCCACCACTCACGCTTGATAATAGCACCCTCTTCAGCCGTAGGGTTTTGCATATACTGAGCGTTCCATTTGGCTACAGGAATAGAAGCCTTAACGCCCTCCAACTCCTCCAACTTCCAGAACTCAGGCCATAAAGAATTACCGCTCGGCATAATCGCAGGAAACTCAACAACCTCCCACTTATCAGCGCCAACCTCACTTTGCTTCGCTAAAACCTTCGCAGTTAAATCACGAATACTCCACCGCGTCATAACGATAATAATCGAACCACCGGGCTGTAAACGCTGCCTCGGACCAGAAGTGTACCACTCATAAATGTTATCTAATGCACTCGCACTCAGCGCGTCTTGTTCCGAAACCGGGTCATCAATGATTGCCAAATCCGCACCGCGACCCGCCAAGGCACCGCCAACACCGACAGCATAATACTCGCCACCTTTGTTAGTGCTCCAACGACCCGCTGCTTTAGCGTCCGTAGCCAATTTAACATCTGGGAAAACATCTCGAAAATCCTCGCTATCTATAAGATTCTTGACCTTCCTACCAAATCCAACCGCTAACTCAGCCGTGTGTGTCGCCTGAATAATCTTCTTGGTTGGATCTCTCCCCATCAACCACGTTGGAAATAAATAACTCGCAAACTCAGACTTCGTATGTCGAGGCGGCATGTTAATAATTAAACGCTTTAACTTACCGTCCGCAACAGCCTGCAACTTATCAGCGTAAATCCTGTGATGACCACCCTCTATAAATTGAGGCCACACATGCTTTACAAAACTCATAAAATTATCATGCTTTTCTGTGCGGTCATCAAGCGTCTTCAAACGCTCCAGCATAGGAGCAACTTTAGCTAACTCTTCATCCGTTAAATATTCAGTGAAGTTACTTGTCAGGTCGTTCAATGCCAAGTCTCCGCGCTAAATTATCTAAAGCAAATTCAAGATTAGCGCCCCTACTACCACCAGCAATCATCTGACCTTTTAAATTGTTAAATTCAACTATAGGCGCTCTTGCACTTAAATCATCTATGTAAGCTTGAATATCTAAAGGTATATCTCTCACCTGCATAGCCCCTTGCTCTACAGAACCCATGCCCTCTGAAACATTATTGTTTGTAGCCGTAGGAAACATAAATTTTTCAAATTGTTTTGGATTCAATCTGCTCCCACCAAGCACTCCGCCCAATCCCTCTTGCAAATCGACAAGAATCTTACTTAGACGCCTTCGCTCTTCAGGAGACTTATTCTTCATTGAAGAATAACCTTCTCCAGTTTGACTTTTGTAATAACTTAAAAGACGTTCCGCGTCACTAAACTCTGGCCTAATTTCTCCAGTTGCAGCGCGAGGCGCGGGAAGTCTATCAAGAAAAGTGCCTAAACCTTGCATAACTGGCATTATCTGCCTTGGATCGTTGATAGTTTTTAAAAACTCTGGCCTAAAATTTTCTGGATTTTCATCAATAATTCTAGCAACTTCTTGAACTTGTGGAAGATTAAAAAAATCACCCATTGACATTCTACCAGCTAAAACATCCTGAATACCACCTCGTAATTCTGGGCTTTGAAGCTGAACAGAACCAGCATCCTCATCAATCATTGCTAGTTGCTCAAAAACTGTTCTAGGATCAATTGTACTTAAATGATCTCTCCCGTATGGGCCTTCATCCAAAGCAGGAGGGTCAAAAAGCTCTACAAATTTTTCTTCCCTTAAAATATCTCTTAAATTTTTACCCTGTGTTCTGGAACCGCTAAAATCTAAAATATCACTAACTGCATCCATCATAGGCTGACCATATTTGTAAATATTTTCAGCAGGATTTCTTTTACCCATCACATTGCGAAGCTCGTTCAATGCTAAATGACGGTATTCATGATCGTCAATCAAACCACCAACAGCAGAACTCATAGGCTCAGACGTATATATTTGACCAGTTATCGGTAAAAATCTAGGACCACCAGTATCTTGAAGCTCACTATCATCAAAGAATCTTCTAACATCAGGACCCCTACGACCATATGCTGTTAAGGGATCTAAAGCACTAGGGTATGCAACAGGCTCACTTTGATCCACTTGAGTTATTGACGGTATCTTAAACGTAGCTTCTAAAAAATTATCAACAGGATCATCGCCACTATCATCACGGCCACCTAAAGCCTCAGAAATCTCATATGCAGTAGCTAAATCATCAGTGTCACCAAAATCACCAGAACCAGTTATAGCAAAACCGGGACCGTCAGAAAAACTTTTCTCCTTCTCCTTCTTCTTCTTCTTTTTCTTCTTAGCACTAAGGTAACTGTCATAAATACTGCCCCTGCCACGCTCAAAACCAACGCCGCCGCCGTTCGCAAAACCCTGAACAAAAGTATCTATGTTCTTATACAAATCAGCCCCTAAATGTACGCAGGAAATTATCTATATTAGGAGTCACAGGACCACCCTCCTGAAATCCAACTGAACGAATTGACATACCCTGTGCAGGCGCAGCAGGTGAGGTGGGCACAGGATCACCAAGAGGATCTTTAGACCTAATAGGAGTAGGATCTCGCTCACGAATAGCGCGCTTCTGAACATGCTGCATAACATTTAAATCAGGATTACCAGTAATAAATTGAAAACCAGCGTCTATGTCAGTCTGATCAACCATGCCATCGTTGTTCAAATCATACATGTTCATTTGATTGTCATCAAAAGTATCAAGACCTAACTTATGTCTTTGCATTAAAGTCGTGTCACCAGTTCCAAAACCAGTTTCCTGAAACGGGCTGAAATCATAACTCTCAGCATCAACATCACCACCCCGCTGATAACCAACGATACCACCAGTAGCAAACGTAGGCTGGCGTATAATCATACCATCACCCGGATCTACAGGATCAGGGAGATCAGGCGCAGGGCTAGGGTCCCTCGGCCTCACAGGACGAGGTGCAACCGAAATCGGAGGAGCTTCACCAACATCATCATCAATCGGCTCACAAACACCAGTAACAGGATTGCGAACAAAACCAGAAGGACAACCATCATCGCCCTCATCGTCACCACCCATATCCGCAACATCCTGAACCCTAATCGCACCACTCTCAGTATTTTGAAACTCGCCAAAACCACGAACCAAATTACCGTCACTGTCCTCAACGCCAATCACAACATCAGGGTTTTCAGCGTCATAAACAAACTTCCCAGTATCACGGTAAGCGTCCAAAAACCTTTGAGCAGTGTTGAAATTCATCTTCTTAGGATCAATCAAGCCAAATGTTGCAGACTTAACAAAGTAACTCAAAACATCATCAGCTACATTCCTTAAATTAGCGCCAAATGAACCATCACCACTGTATAACTCACTACCCTCCGGGTTCTCCCTCAAAAAGTTCTCAATCTCAGCACCCGTAGCACCATTATCACGCATCGTTTCAACAATACGAGCCTGACGATCACTATCCATAGTAATGTTGCTATTGTTCAAAACATCACTAATCAAAGCAGACTCAGCAGCGTTCGGAGAAGTCGGATCACGACCTTGAGCCAACGTGCTAGTCAAACCAGTAGCAGCCAAATAATCCTCTGTAGTCATATCACCAGCAGGAATTGCAGCCCCACCAATAACATCAGATCTACCAATTTGACCAGTTTCAAATAATTCCCGCTGAGTTAAAATCTCAGGTTGAGGAAAACCCGGAGCAGTCGTAACACTCTGCATATCAATCAAAGGAGGCTCATCACCAAAACCTTCTCCACCAATGCCACTAGGAACAAAAGGATCAGCAAGCGAAGGACTTGTATCCTCAATTATAGCAGGACTACCACCCACTAAATCATCTCCACCACCCATCAAATCATCAAACGTAGTAAACGGTCTAGTATCAGCAACAGGTCTGGTATCAGTAGAAGAAATATCGCCAAACTCTAAATTAATATCACTAATCTCAGGAACATCAATCGGCGTAAAAGCACCAACACTATCCAAACCCAACGGATCTATATCAGCGTCCAAAGTTGGACCCTGAAACATCCCGCTCGGCTGATTATCCGCAACATCAAAACCCATAATATCACGGTAAAACTCGTCAGGAACACTAAAACCAGTTGGAGAACCAGTAGGATCAAGAACTACATCCTCAACAATCGAAGGATCAGGAAAACCAACAGTGTCACCTACAACAACAGGAAATGATGGCTCATCGTCATCATCATCCCTACCAGCTAACGCTTGAGCCTGCTCATACGCAGACGTACCAGCACCAGCCAAATTCCGAACACCAGCCTCCGCCATAGTATCCGCATACTGCTGATACGCATCCGCAACACTCGTGCCACCAGTCTCATCTAAAGCCTTAGCACTATCAGGGCGACTATCTCCGCCTCCGCCACCATCACCGCCACTATCAAAAACAATCCGTGGCCTAAAACCTAAACCCAATAAATCCAAAAATGTAGTCATGCCACTTTCCTATACCACTTCTCATCACGAGTGCTACCACCCGGATATACCCGTAAACCCTCGCCAACCTCAACTTCAGGATAATGCTCAAACATATAATCCTGAATATCCCTAATAAACCTAATCACTTCCCTGCGACCAGCACGACACTGAAATTTAGGGAAAAATAATATCAAATCATCAGAATAAGTACGAGAAAAAACCTCCTCACCATCCCAATAATCCAAGTCTAACTCATCACGACTAAAAAATCCCCATGTGCAGTAACCAACAATCTCACCACCAACACGGTGAACAAAACAACGATCATGCTTAATCGCACAGTAAATCGAGTTCCTTATGTTCCTAACATTATGCTTCTCATAGAAATTGTCGTTTAAAACCAACGACATAACCGATCCAAGAAGCGAATAGTCCATCAATAACGACCCAATCCCCTAAATAACGGAACAACACCACCACCCATCATACGCGCAGGAACATTAGGAATCTGTAACGGAGCACTGCCAACACTCGCATTACCACTCACCATGCGACCCAAAGGAGGACCCGCCATAGGCATAGGAGCACCCCTGCCACCCATACGAGGAACACCTAAAGGAACACCGCCCATCTGTGCAAAATTTACCTGCTCTGGATCACCACCGGGCATATCACCCTGCATACCACTCATAAATGCACTCTTTCGCGCCCTCAAACCCTCTCGAAAACGCGCTCGACCCTCAACACTACCACCATATGTACTAGGACCACTAGAAGGCTGCTGCTGTCCCTGCATCATAGCACCCTGCGGACCCATCGGCATCGAAGGTGCCTGTGCAGGAGGTGGACCCGCAGGACCACCCATCGGAGGACCCATCGGAGCACCCATAGGCATAGAACGTACCGCCATCAATCAAGCCTCCTCAAAATAGATACGCCAAACCTAACAGCAAAAAAATATTTAATCAACAACCTCCATTAATCCATGCCTCAACATACTCGCACCCAACGCATCACGAGTCTGAAAATAATAACTCTTACCATTCCACTCACACATCTCCATCGCCAGTCTGCGAATAAAATCCCCCTCACTATCATCACCCAACATATGATGCTCACGCAAATATGGAACAACCTCACCAGCAGTCTGTGCATAGAAATCACCCAATTTACCGTAATAAAGCCTGTACTTCGGCATCAATCAGAACCTTCCTGAGTTGCCTGCCAGTTATCCCATTCCGTAAAAATACAATCACAGGACTGCCTAACCTTAATAACATCATACTCAGAAGTGGCGAAATTAACCATACAGCCATCATCAAGTTCCATCATAGAAGCAACGTTACTCTCATTTATCCAAAAATCTTTACCATCATCAATCCTACCACGATGATTCATAGTAACAAGCGCCCATCTTTGCATGTACATCCTCCCTTTCTACTACAGTTGGGACTGTATGGGATGCTTGGGGACCCGTCAAGGGACCCATTCGCATCGCGCTGGGTATTGTTCGTGGTGGACTTAGTACAGTGTACTGACCGATACGCTGCCGCATATAGGGGGGGACCCATTGCAATAAAACCCGATCCCGAATAATTGTTCGGGTTACCAAAGGGACCCGCAAAAAAAAGAGCGGCAACGCCGCTCTGATTTGGTTTATGTTGCGCTGGCCTATGCCAGCGCGATTATTCTATCCTGCCATGCTTCAAACAATCCGTCTGATAATCCAGCCCAAACGCTATCCATGCCGCGCCTATTTTCAGGCCGCAATGTTGCGCCGTTGGTTTGCGTTTCAACCGTTTGCAAAACTTGGTATCTAGTGTGGTCTGTTCCATCACCATATCTTGCACCATTTGATTGTTGCGTATGAGTGACTACAGCGTTGTCGCCTACGCGATTGCGTATTTCAGACACTGCCGCGCGAACACGTTGTTCGCTACATCCAGTAGCCAACATAATATCGCGTGTTGTTGCGCCGTCCATTGATCTCATCATATGATATTGAACACCTACACGAGAATTACGACGGAACGGATCAACTGGCGTTTCCTGAACAATTGTTCGGGTGCCACCCTCAATACGCTCGTTAACGGTCCAGCAAACTAGATTGTGCAAAAAGCAACACCAGTTCCAAATTTTGTTAACATCGATAGTGCCTGAGTGCTGGCGAAATTCAATTGTTCCACGCGACCATGTTTGCAGATTGATTGAGGAAAACTTGCCATGTGTTGCGTCGCTAAGATCGCTAATGGTATTAGCTCTTTCAATACGCTGTGGATCAAGTGTTTTGCAATATCTATTCATGTGACGCGAACGTGGCAACATGCTATTGATAGTGCTTTGCTGTTCAGTATAGCGCAACATGATATCCTTTACTGCCACAGCGTCTAGTGGATCACCGTGTTGTGAAAGAAACCGTCCAGTACGCTCTTTGTGCAATATGCTGTCGCCAGTGTATCGCGCTGCATGTGTATTATCTGCCAATGGCGCATTACTAATGTGAACATGTAAACCACATGAAGAGTTGACGCGCGCGCCTTCCGTTTCCAATACGCTGCAAATACGCTCCAAATACTCATAACCTGACTGACATATTGCAATCGGAGGCAATACAATCTCGCAATCAACACTAGGTGTACCATCTGGCTTACAATCAACACCCTTAATACCATTATCTTCTATAGCTCTTTTTAATGAAGATATTGAAGCTCCACATGTTTCGATTTCTATTCCCATTGAATATAACATTTTAGTTTTTCCTTTTGCTAGAACGAATCAGGAACATTATTATCCCTTCTTCTTTAGTATTATTGCCTTATTTTTATGGGAAAGTCTAGTAAATAATGGGATTATTTGGAACAATTATTCGGGTTATTTTTGGCGGAAAAATCGAAAAATTGCCGGTTTTTTGTGTGTTGCGTAAAGGCTATAATATGTTCGGTTTATACTACAGGGAGAGTCCCAAATCCCGATCCCGATGCCCCGGTGAAGTCCGACCCCGGTAAACTAACCCGAACAATTTTTCGGGTTGTTATCCCCGGCAAGTCGCCCCCCGGCCCGAATTTCGATAATATGTATATATGCAGTGGAGGCGCTGGGAGGCCCGCTGATAACCCGAACAAGTTTCCTAAGCCCCGACTCCCGAAACCCGAAAAACCCCACCTAACGGCCCGATTTGGGGGCTGTAAGGCCCCGCCCCCGCCCCCCGCACGGAGCGCAGCCTTCACTTTGCGGCTTCGCCGCTACAGTCTGTTATAGGGATTTGTTCGGGTTTTATGGGATTTTTTGCGGGTGTTACATCAATCATACGATTTTTAGCGCGATCCATAAAATCTTGTAGTTGTGCAACGATTTGTTCACGGCTCATATTATCGACGTGTTCATGGGTTACATGACTACGGGCCACCATAAGACCCGTCACCTTGAGGCGCAGTTCCTCGGCTTTAATTGCTGCTCCAAAGTTTCCTGCTTGCCAAGCTTCATCTCTGAGTCGTTGCATATCCCGAACAGATTTGGTTATGGACACGCCGTATTTAGCTTCAAGCTCTTGCCGCATTTCCTCCATACGTTCCTTGACTCTGGGATGGTTGAGAAGCTGCACAGCAGAAACGTTCGGGTTCTTGTATCCTGCTGCTCTTGCTGCTGCGGTTTGAGTCATATCTTTATGAATGTAATTATCTAAAAACTTCTGCTGCGGAGGCGTTAAGCGTTTTTCTCCTTTGGCTGTCTGTTCACCTACTTTTGGCATTTGCTGGCTCAACCCGAATAATTTATCGTGTTATCAGAATACCGCTATCTGGCTACGGATTCAAGCCCAAGTTTTCCCATATTCATGACAGGCACGACTGATGACAACATGACAGGGGGGGATTATATATATCCCCCCCTATAGGGGGGGGTAGCAAAATTGTCACGTATAACATATTGAAAACAATCAACTTTTTATGACAATTTGGATTTCTGTCACGATTGTCACAAATGGCTTAACCTATTGATTTTGTTGAGTATGTCATGACAATGACAATCGTGACAGGAATTGTCACGCCCAAAATTGTCACGAATTGTCACGAAAAAAGGAGGCCCGCAGGCCTCCCTAATTAAACCGAACAAATTGTCGGGTTTATCCTTTGGGCGATGAATTAATAATGCGTCCACCCGCAATCATCAAAGGTGGCTTGGGGTTCTCCGTCTTTGTTCTGGATCAGCAATTCTTCCCATCCAGATTGGAGCAGGCCATCAAAGCGAACGTATCCAATGACCCAACTTTTTGCTTCATTGTAGTCGCTAGTTTCGTGAAGTAGCTCTGCTCCGCAAGTGTCCGCGTAACCTAAGATTTGATATTTCATGGTCACACTCTCACGTCCTTAACTGCGTCCATCCACACTTCCCTCTTGGACTTGGGCTGCTCGCTCTCTTCTTCCGAACGAAGCCGACCGACATTCCACGACATGATGTGATCATAGCCGAGGTTGTCTTGGTGGTTCCAACGACCAAGGCGTAGGCCATCGTTTTTCATACGCTCGACAAGCGCACCGCCATCTCCAAGAAATCCTGTGACAGCGATGCCCTCATGGCAAGAGCGACCATGATACTTGCCGTACCATCTGATTTCCAGATCGCTTTGCTCTTCAACGTACTCTTTAAACTGTTTGACTGTTGGTTTCATCACGCATATCTCCTTTCAGTGATTTCCTCTTTACTAGATAAATTTTTTTATCATGCACGGCAAATAGTGTCAACACAAAAAACATAAAATATTTTATCTTTATACTTGACGCATGGGATTAATTGGGATAGACAGGAATTGTCTAGTATAGAGGAGTATATAAAATGTCTAAATATAACGGTTGGAAAAACTACGAAACATGGCTTTGTGGCTTGTGGTACAACGACAGTTTAAAAGAACACTACCTTGAACGGTTTCGTGAGGGTGAATTGCTTGAGCCTGTTACGTGGGACATGGTTCGTGTTTATGTTGAGTCTCTTATGGAGGATTGTGAACATCTTCCAGAGAATGGCTTTGCTGCTGATCTGGTCAACGCGGCTTTGCGCGAAGTTGACTGGCAAGAGTTAGCGGATCACGTTGAAGAAACAATTAAATATGAGATGGAGGCCGCGTGATGACAAAGCGCGAAGAATACTTTGGAAAAGCGTTGGAGCATTGGGCGAAGTTGTTTCGAGATGGAATTTTGTCGGACGATTTTGCGGAAGATATTGCGTCTGTTCTGGAGGACAAGGCGCACAATTTAAGAAATGAAGAAGAAGAGGCTGCGTAAAATAACCCGAACACATTGCAAAAGATTAGGGGGGGGGGCATTTAGCCCCCCTTTTTTATTTTACTAGGTATTTATTTGCAAAGCTGGCCCCGCAACGGAGGGAGCAGAAGCGCCCGTACCGATGACCGTATTTTTCTGGGTTTACATTGTAGCTTCGAGGTCCGCCTAATTTTGGTTTTTCGCCGCAATTTGGACAAGGGAGCGGGTCATCCATCTCCCAAGGTTGGTGCAGAAAGTTCCACCGATGCAACAGCCGATTGTATGTCATTTTTTTTTCTTTTTGCTAGATTAATTTCCCTTACAAAACCATCATAACATGGGTTTGCTGATTATATAGGAGGTGTTTGCATAAATTTTTTTATTTACAATTGGGATTTTTTGGGATATATACAAGAGGTCTAGTTAAAAGGAGTTATTATGTACTATCTAGCGTATGGCATGAACATGAACCGAGGGGCGATGCGTGAGCGTTGCCCGAAGGCTAAACCGTTGGGCGGGTTTTACCTGCCCGATACCCGATTAATTTTTCGCGGTGTTGCGGATATTCGCAAGGACAGGGATTGTATTTTGCCTGTAGTTTTGTGGGATATTTCGCACGATTGTTTACGCGCACTTGATAAGTTGGAGGGATACCCCCGATTGTATGACAGGCGCAAGGTAAACGGTGACTGGTGGATTTACGACATGAACGGCAACAAGGGCGAGATTAGTAAGCCGAGCAATTTTTACTACGGCATGATTAAAGAAGGCTATGAGGATTTTGGCCTTGATGATTATTTTTTGCGTTCTGCGTTGCGTGATGCGGAGGTTGCGGCATGATTAAGAAACATGAGGATAAAATCATTTTCGCAGTTATTTGCGTTATTTGTTTTTGTTGGACTTTTGGCGTTAGTGCTGGGTGGTGGTGATGAAGTGCAACAAGTGCGGTGTTCCTGCGTGTTGCAGCTATCGCAATCAATGGTGGTGCGCGAGATGTTGGTTAAAATTTTTTAGGAGGGAAAAAGCGGCATGAGTGTTCTTTGGTTTACCGATGAAAACGGAATTTACATTACACGGGAAAAGGACGGTGAAGTTGTTGCTGTTATTGAACCCGAACAAGTTGCACATTTAGCGGTTACTTGTTCGGGTTGGATGCGGGATCAGCAAGTAAATCGAAACCGTGAGAACTTTATGAGGAGCAGAGATGCAAATCACGATTAATATTAATGGTTCTTCTGTTGAGTTAGAACCCGAACAAGTTGTCCCGACAGAGTTCAGGAAAGATATGAATATCTTTGCTGCGATTGATACTTTGGTTGATGATTACATTGAGGAGGCTTTGCGCCAAGTTGGTGAAGGTAGGGGGCAAAGAACAAGGGCGGCAAAGCTGTTAGGCTTTGATAGTTATCAAGCGTTTGCTTATTGGATTAAGCGTAGAAAAAAGAGAGCCGTGGAGGGGTAGATGCAATGTTTAATTTTTTTAAAAACTGGTTTTGGCGTTTATTCGCAAAGAAAAAACCAGTCAGAAAAAAGGGCAAACAACGGAGTAAATCGCACTACGGCGCACACTATTATCTTGGTGATCTTTTAGATAATCTTGATTATGCTTTTAAAGCGTTAAAGAATACAAAAAAAACAAACAAAGATGCTTATAAATTATTTAGCAAAATAGGTGTTTCTGTTTTTAATTCAGATTTTGAAACTTCCTATGATGAGAGTAGTGGGTATTTTACGCCCGATAAAACGCCAGCTTTTGGCGCTATGGCTTTCGGCCCTCCACGAAAAGAAGAATTACAAAATAGGGATCAAGAGGCGCAAAAAGCCAAACGCTCTCCTGAAGAATATTATTGGTTGTCTGTTTTTACTTTTCGTAAAGTAAAAAAAATGGTCAATGTGCAACCAAGTAATCACGAAACATATATTTTAAGTTTATTTTATCAATGCCCGAAAAAAAATCAACAAATACCAGAAGAAATTTATGTATCTTTAGATGACCAAGGAAATCTTACACCTTTAAAATTTTGTGAGCCTACCCCGATGCGAATTGGAAAAGGCAAAAAAGCTACAACTTTTGTTAGGATGCAATGGAGGTATCCAGTAATATTAGTTGATGACTGTAAACGCAGAAACATAACTATTGATCAAGCGGTTAAAAATTATTTTTGGAGTGCGGTAAATGGTTCAATGGCACAAGAAAGCGGTATTTCAATTCGTGTGAAAAAGGGAAGCGATGCGTTGACTTTTGCAATAGATATGGAAAGAACGCCCTATTTTTTTAATGATAGAGAAAAGGTTATTAATGAAAACGGCAATACAAAACCTATTTTTCATGTAGTAAAAGGTCATTTTAGAAAAAACGGAGCGTTCATAAAAACTCACTTTCGAGGATTGAGAAAATTTAAATGGAATGGTTATTCAGTAATTATTAGCTTATCTGGCTTGCACTATAAGTCATCTTTTGAATTTACAGGAAGTGCTGTAGAAACAAATACAGATCACGGCATTTCGCCAGAAAACTTAGTTTCTAACGAAGCTTTAGGTTTGGCTATTGAAAATTATATTGAAGCATCCTCTTCTCATGAAGAATTTAAAAAAATATTGAAGGAAAATAGGTAATAAATCCTAACGGCACTAGCGTTATATAACCCGAACAATTCTTTAATTCTGCATTTTTTTTCTTGCATCCCAATGATTCCCATGATAAACAATACTTGGTTGTATTTGATCAACCTGATTGTTAATCATTGCTCTACCCTAGAGTATTTGCCTCATAAACTAGACAGCCCCCGATCTTTTGGTCGGGGGTTTTTTAATAAATTATTTTATGTTTTGCTTGACATCCCGACATAAAAAATATTATGATCCTAATATATCTAGTAAAAAGAGGAATTTAATATGGGGCGCGTTAAGGATTTAATAGCAAGAGATATGGAAACACCGATTACCGATCAGTGTCCAGAATGCAAGGGCGATGGTCACATTGAATATGATGTGCCGCGTCCACAGAGCTTTACTCGTGATGTTGGGTACATTGACACTATGCGAGAGGTTTGCCCGACTTGCTGCGGCGATGGTGAGATTACGCGGATATGTAGGAACTGTGATTATCCTGTTACTTTTGGCATGGGTCATGATGCGGAATATTGTGAGGAGTGTTCATCATGAAAGAATTAACACCGTTTGAGAGAGCGCACTTAAAGTTTTTGAAGAACCAAGAACACCAGTGTCAAAGAGAAGCCCAAAGAAGAAGTTTTGAGCATCCAAACGTTAATCAGGATTGGGACAGGTCGAGGCGCGAGTTAAAGGAATACGTGAAAGAACTTAGGGAGAAGGGTAGACATGTCTGATAGACCGACATTTAGATATTTATTGGATAGACTGGACGTTGTTAAAACGCAGTCTGATTTAAATAATGTAAAGGAAGAAATAAAAGAGTATCTTCCTCTTGATCAGTATGAGCAGGATTATGAGGTTGACTATAATGTTCATCAAGCGATTGATGATATAAAGCGAGACTATGTTGTTCGAGCCTTGGATAATACAAAAAACTTCAGAGAAGCATCTGAGTTGTTGGGTTTGAAGAATTATCAAACTTTGTTGAACTGGATGAACAAACTGGGAGTAAGTAGATCATGACTGATTTTTTTACTGTTCTTGTGATTAGTTACTTTGTCGGTGGTGAGATTATGCAAACGACAGTAATGTATGACAGGGAAGAACATTGCCATGAGGCCATGAACGAGGATATTGCAATGCCTTTGTATGACCACCTTTTTGAACTGTACGGCAATACGATTATGATGAGATGCGTTGTTACTGAGGATGTTTCTCATTATCCAGTTAGACCAAAAGTAAGGCCAAATTCTAATGGATGAACAGGAGATAGAGAGAATTATTTCGGGTGTTTTGCAAGAGATGCCCGAAAAAATCTCTTTGTCTGACATGCGTAATTTAATTTGCGAACTTTTGTTCGGGTTAGGTTTAAACCCGGACGATTTGCCGATATTTATGTTGCTTGTTGTTGATGCGTACATGGGCAACAGGGTGATTGATTATAATAGAGAACGATGATATAACCCGAATAAGTTTAGTTTGAGGTGCGTTTATGAGTGGTATGGCGGCAGAAAGAGACCCAGTTACTGGCTTACCTCTTACTCGTGGTGGTAGTCCCTTTGCTATTCCATCTGGTGAAGATATTTCTGACTATGCGACAACGCCGCTATCGCCAGCAGATATTGCCGCTTCTACTAGTCCTTTCGCTGATCCGATGAAACAAGCGGCAGAGAGAGCACAGGGCGGATTGGGTTCTCTGCTTAGTCTTCTCAAGGGTAACAGAAATTTTGGTCCTGCAACAACGCCAATCGAAGCAGTAACAACGCCACCATCTGTTGGTGGCACAGAAGACCCACTCTTTTCGCCAAACTTTGCACGATCACCACCAGCAAGGCCACCTAATCCATTTGAAGGTAACGAGCAGTATCAGGCGCTGATGGACTTTCAGAAGTCTCTTGCGCCTAGTCAAGAGCAGCAGCAACAATTGCAAGATTTAAGAACAGCGTTTGAGGGAACAGGCGCTTTTAAAGACTACCGCATTAATCAATTGCAACAGCAGCTACAACGCCGACCTATGATGGGCATGGGCTTAGGAATGGCGCGTCCAACAGGCATGGGTATGTTTGGCGGGTTTCCAATGCGTCAACCAATGCAGCAGCCTATGTTTGGCGGTGGTGGATTTGGTGGTGGTTTCAATCGTGGCTTTGGCGGCGGTTTCGGCGGTGGATTTGGTATGCAGCCACAAAACCAGTTTCAAAGATTTGGTATGCAACAGCAGCAACAGCCGAACTTTTATTCGGGTTATGGAGGTATGCAGCAGCAGATGCCAATGCAGCAACAACCACAATTTGGCGGGTATAATCAATATCAACAGATGGGTAGTGGATATGGTGGATACGGCGGTATGCCTAATATGTATCAGCCTCAACAGATGGGTGCTCAAAATCGTGGTATGAATCAATTTGGTGGATTTGGATAAAAAAATGAGGCGACATGCGCCTCATTAAAAAATCTGCTGTTAAGGTAATGTTTTTTAATCCCACCTAGCTTCTCCTTTCAAAACAATAGCGGGTCCAACAATACCCGTACCGCAGATTTTAGTGGCTTCTTCGTTAAATGGTAGCCCGTTTAACAGGCCCTCTTCATTGACAAGGATTTGCCAATCCCGATGTTCGGGTGAGTGTACGAGTTCCACAAGACCCCCGACAATCTCCTGCGCCTCTTCAAGCGTTGGTTTTCTGTCCGTAAATGTATGAATCATATTAATCTCCTTTTACTAGAACTTGGTAATATTACCATATAATCCCATGTCAGTCAATAGTAGGTTCGTTCCTATGTAAATTACCTCCCACAACGCCTAAAAATTTCTTATCACCAACTCTGGTAACTTTATATCCACCAATTCGACCTAGCGTCATGAGCTTTTCTACGTCATCTCTAATTGTAGACTCTGATACATCCAAAATCTTAATATTTTGGGCCGTTATGTCATCTTGTGACGCAGTTTGTATTTGCGCCCAGATACCATCGTTTTTGCCTCTTTTTGTTAATGGATCTCCGTTTGCCTCACGTTCAGCAATAAATGTATAAATACGATCTAATCTATCTTGAACGCCCTCTGACATTTTTGGTGCATTAATGTCTATAGTTCGATCCTCAAGCAGTCCTGTTTCTGGATTGCGAATAAAATTTCTAATCTCACGATTAACTGGGCCGTTAGATTTTACAATTGCACCATCGAATACTGTATTGCGCGAGTATGTAACGCCAAGTCTTGTACATCTTTGCCTAGCAAGATCTTCACCAACCTGCCACACTGAGAAAGCGCAACGCACACCATCAACAATAGCTGATGTACCTCTAATAAGATTACGAGCCTGCTCTGGCTTGGTAATTGGAGTGTCATCTTTGACCTTTGCCATATGGTGATTGACAATTACTGTAGCCCCTGTTTCTGTTGCCATACGCGCAAGAAGACCCATAAAAGCTGCTCCTGCTGCTGGATCAGCGTTTACATCTGCATGAACAAACGAGGCCATTGGATCAATAACGATAAGCTTTAAATTTTTCATTTGCAGCATTTGTTCATAGATTGTTTCAAACTGCTGACCTGTTTGATACTCGTTATCCACCTTTCGCATAATAGGAAACACGCCGCCAAGATTGGGTAATGGCAGTATTCTAAGTTTGTGATCGTAAGTTTCCCGGTAGTTTAGTGGGTCAAGCCGAACAATTCTGCGATGTATTTCATCTTTATCGTCTTCTGCTGTAATTACAATTGCATCACCGTGCTCTGCAACAAGTCCACCGAATGATCTCTGCATCCCAGCACCTGATGATACTTTCATGGCAAGATCAAGCGTCATCATGCCTTTACCGCTATCTCCTGCGGCTGCAAATATCACTGGTACACCTAGAGGTATTGTATCACCAATGAGAAACTTCTGTTCTGGCGCGGCTCCTATAAAATACTTATCAATAAGCAAACTATCATCAAGTAAGGAGATTGGTTTTTTTACCCTACCTTCTTGTGATTTTATAAAATCATCTATGTCAAACTGCTCTTCAATAGCGTCTGCGGCATCCCATTTTTCGGACTTAGACGCTGGTATTTCAAGCATGAGAGTAGATTTTGCGCCTGCTTGCTTGGCTTGATTCTCTACAATACGCGCAAGTTTTTTACCTGCTTCATCATTATCGGGCCATAATATTACTTCTTTGTTACGAAGGGGAGAGAAGTCGAACTTATGCGCCGTGTTTTCGGAGAGCATACCTGCCCCGCCAATAGTACAGGTAGCGGTCAATCCTAGTGCGCTTAACGCATCTGCACACTTCTCTCCCTCAACCCAAATCACCTTGCCTGCCTCCAAGATGTTCGGGATATTGTAAAGAGGCCGAGGTTCGGGAACCCCCTGCCTCCCATTTATAAATTGACGAAATTGTTTTTTTGGTTTCCCGGTGCTATCCCGAACAATTTTATTACTTGTATCACGTTCAAAATATTTTCTAACAGAAACAAGCGTCACACCATCTGCATCTGTATAAGTATATTCTTCTTCAAACGGTGTGTTTGGTCCGATAGATAATTTTTGCTCTGGTTTTAACTCAAAGTTTTTAACATTGTTCGGCTTAACTATGTTTTCAGGAGGCGGAACATAATCTTGTGACATATATTCCTTGAAGTATTCAAAGCATTCTCTGGGCGACATACCGCGTCCCTCTTTGAGTATTTTACAAATACCCCCAACACCATCACCTGATTCAAAATCTTTGCCCTGTAAAAACCACGGGCTGCTGGTATCTATATTAATCCGTAGTGAGCTTCCTTTTTCGCCTTTAAGTGAGCCAAGAAAAAACTCCCTACCTTTTCGAACTCCTTCTGGAAAAGTATCAAGTAAGACGGAAAGTTGTACATGGCGCGGAACTTCATTAGAAATTTTTGTAGCTAACTCTTTACCACTATTGCCAAATCTTAAAACATTCATTATCTTGCCCCTATTGTAGTCCCAAGTACCAAATGTGGGGTGCGCTTTTGATCGGGTTGCACCTCACATTTTTTCTCCCCAACAAGTCTCCCTAAACTCGCAAAATTTACATGCAAAAAAATCTTTGCTTTGAGCGATGCGTGGTAGAATGTCACCTGCTTTTGCGGCGGTCAAGATGTTTACTGCACGATCACTCGCCTCTTGAGCTAACTGTTTGTTATAAGGAACTAATTCATAATAAATTTCAGACGTATTTTTATTAACCACTGTAAACAAAGCTGGGTGTGCATCTAAGTGCATATAGGTTTGATACAGTGCAATCTGTGTTGCATATGTTGGATTTGCCTTTGCAACACCAAGCCGAACAAATGCTTGAAACTTTTTATCATTTGCTGATTTATTCTCCCATAGTGACGGATATGCCATAGGCACAGGCCCATCACAAAGAACACCATCTATATGTCCTTTGATTTGATCATCAGCTATGGAAAAGCCAAATTGTTCGCCTTGACTATCTTCAGTGCGTAAATCAAATCCTGCACCTTTAATCCACTTGGCTGCATAATCTTCTATCTCATGACCAAACTGAAAGATACGAAGTGTTTGTGCGCTAAACTCTTTATCTGGATCAACGGGATAGTTCAGATACCTATATTGTATCTTGCGAGAACATTCCTCACCAATGCTTGACGCACCAATGTACTTACGCTTTTCTCTCTTTCTTTCGTTTGCAACTATGCTGCTATCTACTACTGCCTTAATTTGTTCGGCTATTGGATCTACTTCAGAATGGGATTGAAGTAGAAGGCCAAGTGCCTGTTGACTTATAGTAGGTTTCTTCAAGGATTCCATGTTGTATCTCTTCTGCTAGACTTTGAGATTCTTGTATTCCAAATATTAAAGTATGAACTTGCTCCTCTGTTAAGTCTGAAAAGCGTGTGTTCCATCCAAATTTACCCAATATGTGTGCTAACTCTTCGATTGGCTTTGGTGCTTCTGGTTTTATAATCAATGTATTACCCTTTCATCTTCTCCTATTCCGAACAATTCTACGACTAAATCTACTTGTTCCTGTTCAATATCTTTATTTCTAAATTCAAAAGAAACTACATCCATGCCGCCAACTGCAATTGTGGCTGACCCTACAATGATTAAATTTTCAGACTCATCAATATGATCTCTAATAACTTTATGAGCCTTACCGTTTACTTCATCAAAGTTTTTAATGTCTTTGACGTGACACATGACTTTATACTCATATGCCTCAAAAGCATCATTTTCCTCTTCAACGATTAACATTTTAAGTTCAAATCTAGCCATTCTTTCCTTCTAACTTATTAGCTAATTCAGATATTAATATACACGTTTCTCTTTTAGTTAATTCTTTTTTGGCTACTTCTTTACCGTCTACCCACATATGCACTACTGGACCTGTTTCTCCTTCACGCACAGTTATTAATATGACTTTCACTGCAACTTTTCCTTTGCCTTATGGAATGATTTCTCAAGACCATCTTTGTTAAAACAAAAGTTAATTGTGCAAGCTGCGCGATACTTTGTCCATGAAAAATCCATTGGACTAATTTCAAATCCATACTTGTTGAGGAGATCTTTTTGCTTTGGAGAGGCTGGCTGGTTCAACCATCTTTTAGATTTGGTTGCTGCGTTGCTATCTTCAATCTCCCGTAAAAAATCATCTGCGGCTGACATTGCCTGCACTTTACCACCGATAGATACGGTTCGCAGATAGCCATTCTTTGCTTTTACAATTCCAGCCCACATATCATCGGTAAGTTCACATAAGAACGCAAAACCTTCAAAACCTGTAGCCATCATAACTTTACTGTGACCAAACGGATCAATCCACATAAACGGCGATAATTGCATAAGATCGTATTCGGTCATTACAAAATTTTCGAGTGGAGATTTTTTTTCTTCTGCAAATTCATGACCACATATGGGGCAGAAAGAAACACGAGCATGAACTTCAGCCTGACACTCCGGGCAAATTTTTATAGGAGCCTTTTCTTCTTCTTCTGGATTTTTTGGCTTGTCATCCAAGTTAACTGCATCATCAATGCTACCATGCGTAATTACGGACGTTCCAAAGTCTAAAACAATACAATCAGTCTTGATAATATCAGGATAAAGTTCTTGATCTACAATACGCAAACCACGACCTATCATTTGAACCATTGTACTCTTCTGTGAGCACGGCCTTGTCAAAACAACGCATGATACAGGGGGAGCGTCAAACCCCTCTGTGAGCACCGCTACGTTGACCACAACCTGTAAGTCACCATGCTCAAGATCATGCAGCACACCTTGGCGATAAGTTTTGTCTGTTTCACTTGTTATGTATTCGGCTTTAACTTCAGAATTTTGAAATGAACGACAAAGATGTTGAGCATGATCTATAGTTGAGCAAAATACAACAGTCTTACGATTCCCGGCTTTTTCTTTCCATTCCCGAACAATTCTATCATTTATGATTCCACGGTCCATAATTGCAGCAACTTCTTCCATGTCATATTCTTTGCCGCGTTTTGTAACTTTGTTGAGTTGATCTGTTAGACCCAAATCAACCACATAAGTTCGAGGAGGGACGAGAAAGCCTTCACGAATTAATGTTCCGATTTCAATCTGGTGAGCACAATTGTTAAAGACATTGCGTAAACCTTTGCCATCGCCACGGTTAGGCGTAGCAGTGAATCCGACAATCTCTGCATGTTCGTTATCTTCTTTAACCGCATCAATAACTTTTCGATATGTTGGCGCGGCTGCGTGATGACCCTCATCAATAACCACCATATCAAACTTAGGACGTTTCTGAAGATTATTTTCACGCGATATGGTTTGCACCATAGAAAATACTGCATCACCATCCCAATGCTTGACAGTTCCATTTACAATACTTGTGGTGATGTAGGGATTAATTTTTTTAAATTTTAATTTGTTTTGCTCAACCAATTCATCACGATGTTGCATGATAAGAATTTTTTTGCCTTCCTTGTGACGCTCACCTACGAGTGCCGAAAGCATAATTGTTTTACCTGCACCTGTGGGAGCAACGACAAGAGTGTTACCGTGTTTGTCTAATGCTTTATTTGCATCAGAAACGGCGACCTTTTGATAAGGACGTAACAACATGGGAATACCTATAAGCTAGATGGTGGGGGGTATGCGGCACTCTGCCCCCCAATCAGAGTTCTAGCAGGCTAGGAAAGCCTTTGCCACTAGATTAGCGCTGCGCCCATGCTGGAACCGCACCGTTGGCCTGTGGTGGAGGCGTTGGGTTTGGTTGGATCACCGATGCAGGGGTCTGCATAACGGGAGCCTGTGCGGACGCAAGGTATTCTTTGCTGTTAGGCGCTAATGCTGCCATCAGACTATTCTGATCTGCATAACCATTGTTGCCTTTCTTAATACCAATCTTTGCACAAATTTCCATGCCATTCAAGTCCATCATACCTGTGATATTACGAGATTGTTGTGCTTGCGGCGACATGTCCGCAGGATCAATATTACGCGCACTTTCGACAAGAGATTTTAAGGTCCGTAACCCAATCTCTTTTGCTTGCGGCATACCACTAGGACCGATCTTGTCACCATCAACAAAAATACGATCCCAAAACTTGCGGCGATCATACTCGCCACCAATGATTGTGTATTCGATCTCCATCCACTTTGCACTTGTGTTTTGAGATCTTTTAAACCAAGCCCCTGTGCCAAACTCAGGGATTTCTAAATCTCCTTGCTTGACGATCATTACGGCACGAACCACTGTGCCTTTGGGGATCAAAGAAAACTCACTTCTTTGATTTTTTTGATCTGCTGGTACGTTGTTAAGATTAAGCATTTTGAACCTCTTCGCTAGATGTTTGAGAGTTAGGATCGACAAATGTAAGCCCCTTGTCAACCACAGGATTTTTGCCGTTCATCTTTTCCATAAGCTTACCAAGATGCGGCTCTTCTAATGTGTCCAAGCAACCTGACCGATCTTTTGCGGGATAGCCCCACTCGTTCAGAGGTTGGCACACAAATGCACGATATTGACCATGATCACCTGTCATAATTGCCATCGTGATCATTTCATCAACAATTCCGGGCAATTCGCGCCCCGTCTTGCTGCCTTCAATTTGAAGCGCATAATTTTTGCGCCCATATTCATCTGTGACTTCATCAAGGATACCGACAAAGATGACATTCTTTTCACGAATATGTTGAATGTGCGTAAGCCATCCCATCATTTCCCTACCATGCAATCCGTAAGCTGCGCGTGTATCCAGCTTACCAGAGCGATCAGACCGTGCTTCTGGCTGTTGTAAGCACCACTGAAAGCACAAACGACCTGCTACAGTAATTGAGTCTACAAAAAGAGTATCGTACTTCTGCCATACCTCTGCGCTGTCTCCGAACATGGTAGCAACATAATCGTAATGCGCTTGGCTATAAGGTTGATCCTCGCTAAGTGCAGGATTTGCACCGCCAAGAAAGCAAGCCAAGTCACGACATTCCACCCATGTTTGAGGCCGAATGACATCAATCGGAAAATTTTCGATAGCCACGTCACCTGCCTCAAGGTCCATAAACAAAGTCGTTTGTGGATTGAGAGTTCGTGCGAGTGTGGTTTTACCCACACCGCTTGGACCACAGACCACGATCTTGTGGCCTTTCTTTTCGTTAAGCCGTTCATCGGCTGAAATAATTTGAAGTGCCATCACTCTTCCTCCTCAATTGTAAATCCACCTACTTCAACTGTGCGGCATGTTTCTAATAAAGATTTCATCGCAGGAGGAGCGGCATTGTATTTGCGTTCTTCTACAGCCAATGTAAGTTTGCCGTAATGACGTGCATCATCTGCATCTATTTCTTCCAAAACTCGACCAAGCTCCACTTGATCCCACGTTACTTTCTTACGCACCGTGGCTTTGTATTTACGATTGCCTGCAATAATGTGTGCAGTTCCAAAGTCCTTACCATCTGCGCGTAACGCATCGCATGATTGTTGAAAGAATGTGTCATAGATTTGTTCATCTATGTCTTTAAGTTCAGCCTTGATACCTGACAAGACCAAGCGCAATTCAGACCTGCGCTCAAATAGCTCACGAGTATTCATGATAATGTCCTTCAATTTGCTAGTATCCCATGACTTAGCAATACAGTTGGGACATGTCAATCACTTTTTTTTAGATAAATATATCTCAATCCCTAGACAGGCTTTCATTAACTTCTTTTTTAATTTAAACTCTGGAGTCTCGATTCCCTTAGCATCTTCAATAATACTGAACCAGTCACCCTCATGGTTTTGCTTGTCATATTGAAAGTCAGAGATGTAAGTGCAAATTTTTTCGTTGTTTACGATCAAAGGAAATCTAACCTGTAATTGTAAATTCTTTACCGTTCCAGCGCGTTCAAGAGATTTAAGATAAAGATACCGTTCAGATTCCCACTTAGAATCGAACTTGATACCATCCACTATAACTTTCTTGTTGCCGTACTTGGGTCTTGACCCACGCCTCTTGGGATTATATAGTGTTGTAAACGTCATATATGGGAAAGAACCTCCATGCCAAATCCAATTAAATACAAATCAGTCGGAGTTTCAATAGATGCTTACGATAAATTACTTTATATTGCTGATAAAGAGGATCGTGCGATTGGCAGACAACTTTCTCGTATGATTGATGACGCTTATGAAGAAATCATTGCGAGAAACAGACCATCAACTCCACCACCTAGAGCAGCTAATCTTGGTGGGTTATCTGCCGTATTAGAAGATTAGAGCAAGCCAGCACTTCCTAGACCACCCAGTAGTGTCGCTGCCACTGCTGGGTTTTCTTTTGCGCGTTGACGCAAGTTGGCCTGTCTGTTTGCAGCAGTCGGGTCAACTGTTCTTTGAATTGAAATGTCATCAATAGAGATAGGTTGTTGCACCTCTGGAATTGGGATTTCATTTATTTGTGGTACATCAATCTGCGTTCCTTGTGGGCTTGTCAAAAGTTGACCAAGAGCCTGACGACTTGCTGTTTGACCGCGATTAATTGCACCTAAAGTTCTCCCAACTCCTTGACCAACGCCAGCAGCGCGCTCGGTTAGAGAAGCGCCTTCACCTGTAACCTGCTCGGTTGCTTCATTAATTGCTTGTGACCAACTTTGCGCTGCGGCTTCTGGTGTTGTTCTTCCAGTTTTTAATTCTAAAGCACGGCGCATGGTAGAAGGATTATTGAACATATAATCCAACACTTTAAATCTAGCTAATTTACTTGCGTTTTTAATTGGTGCAGTTATTACCCCGGTTCTTATAGCGTCAGCAGCAAGAGAACCCGCTCCTCTTCTACCTGTGTCGCGTAAAAATATTAAATCATCAGCCAATTGGTTCATATCTGTAAGTGTTTGTTTACCCAAAACTTTTTCTAACATTTTAGGTTGATATGAATTAATTGCATTTTTTAAAGAAGAAGCAGCTTTTTCATTAACAAATATTTCTTCATCTACAGATCCAAGAATATCATTAACAATTGTTCGTCTTATGGTATCTTGAGATTTTACATCATTCTCAAAAAACTTCATAATTCTATTCATTTGAGATCGTGTTGTTTTGGGGCTAGAGATAACGGTGGCAGCTTCCTCTGGGTCTAGTTTACCTTCAGTTAAATCACGAAGAACTTTCGTTGACATGGCTTCATCAAGACCAACTTGAGCGTCCTTAATGCTTTTAAGAGTTGTAACAATATTATCAGATGGATTTTGTGCGATTACTCTTTCTAAAATATCATCATCTATTCTTTTCATACCACCATAAGACAAAGATCGTGCTAAGTTTTGAACTTCACCCCAATCATCACCAAAAATAGCTTTTCCAGATTTCCCTAAACTTTTTATTTTGCTGTTAAAAAGAACACCGTTAAATTTGTTTGGGTCAGAAAAATCCTTGTTGGCGGCAAACAAAGCATCATCAATATATCTTTGAGCTAAAGCTTGACGCACCTCTTTTCTTTGACCCTTTGCAGCATCAAGAACGGCATTTATGCGATCTGGCGTTTTTATAATGTCATCAAAATACCGACCAACAACTAGTTTAACATCTTTACCAGCTTCTCCAACATTTCTTAAAATATTTAACCTCTCTAATGATCTATAAAGGCCAATTTCTTTGTTATATGAAGCACGAGCATTTTCTAATTGCTTCATAGCTTGTTTTATTTTTGGAGCGTTACCTCTACCAACACCAGTAAATGTTATGTCTGTTTTGCCATACATCATATTGTCAATTCGATCTCGCACGTCACTTAACAAACGCCTAGCCGTAGTGTCACCAGTTCCTAACCTTGGGTCCATTAATGTATCTTGAATTTTTTTACGAAGATTTTTCATGCCGTTAAAAGAGGTAAATCCTTTTTTCGGCCCTAAATTTGTTAATTGCCCAATAAGTCCGCCAACTTCAGTAAACTCTTCAGGCGGCAATCCTTTTGCTCCGCCATATTCCGTATTAATTACATCGTCAAATCGAGTTTTAAATGCACCTATATCAAAGATAGGAAGCTCACCGCCTGTAGCCTCTACCATTTCACCGTTTATTTTTACCGTACCACGAACTTGACTTAAAGTTTCATCAATAGCTTTCCACTCTCCATCAGCGCCTTTAATAAAGTTTTCATAATTATCAGTAAGTGTTTTTAATACAAAGTCATCAATCTCACCTCCTTTACGAGTAGATTGAGTTAATAAGCTAACACTTTCATCTATAGCGTTCATGTGAGCTTTTTGTGCATTTTTTAAAGCGTTAGAAAGTTCATCTGCTTTTGCAGGTGCAGATCTACCGATAATACTAGAAAGTTCGTCCACATTTGCAGCGCCATATTCGTCTAATAATTTTTTCTTTTTATCAATGGCAAACATAACATTTTTAACAGCACGTTTTTCTTTACCACCTATAGCTTCTGCGATTTGAGACATTCGTGATAAAGCAGCAGGCATACCAGCAGCCTCATAACTAGGCAACGCACCTTCATCTAAAAGACGTAAAGCTCTTTCAGCGCCTTCTTGACCAAGCTCTACTTCCGCTTGACCTGTAGCACGAGCAGCCGCACTCGCGCCTTTACCAGCCATGTTTACAGCACCGCGAAGTGCTTTAAATGTACCCACGGTTGCGAAATCAATAGCACCAGCTATAGCTGCTTCTTTTGCTACATCTGTTGCTACTTCACCAGCAGTTTGCTTTTGAAGACCAAGTAAGCCTTCAATACCCTCTTCAACAGTTTGACCTACTGCTGCACCAGCGCCTGCGCCCAAGGCTCCTGTAACCAATCCGGGCGCACCAAGAATACCGCCAATAACAGAGCCAATTGTTTCTGGAGCAAGGCCAGCAACATCTGCTAAATCACGGCCTAATCGAAATCCTTCTTCTTCAATAACGAGGTTTTTATCAATTACATCGTAGCCTAATTTACTTTGACCTTTTGGCGTTAAGGCAAGATTGCCGCCTCGATCTTTTGTATATCCCTCAACGCCAACTATGCTTTGAAGTAAATTTTCTTTCTCTTCATCAGTTTCCATAAAAGAAAGTTTTGTTCGTAACCCACCTTTAGCGCCAGTTGTATAATCAAAATTTTCATCTCTTTTAGAAGATTCTGCCAATATCTCTTCAAAAGATTTAGCTCTTTCCATGCCCAAAGAACTTTGTGACTTTCCTAAAACACTTTGGGCGTCACCAGATTCAAGTGCTCTTACAATTTTTAATTCATCTACAGGAGACAAGTTACCATCATCTAAAGCACGAATTAACTGTAACTCTTGTTGAGGAGTCATGTAAAATCACCCATTGTTAAAGGTTTTTGGCCTCGTCTTTTTCTATTTTGATTTATAATTTTAAGTTCATTCTCCGTAGGAATAAAATTATCTGTATTAGGAGAAATAGTTACACCAAATTTATTTTGCAATTCAGAAACAGCAGTGTCTAAATTTTTTTGGGCCTTTACAACAACAAGATCATATATGTCCTGTAGCTGATTTTTTATAGTTGCTGGATCACTTCCCGCAAGCGTAAAATTAATTTTACTCACACGATCTCGTACAAGTGCTCTATCTGCATCTGATAGAGTTTTACCAGATTCTTGTAAAATACGAGTAGCTTCGTCTATTGCAATATTTTGCAACAATCTTTTTGCAGATGCTGTATCTGTAGCTTCACCCGCATTAAAACCCAAAGAACGACCAAGCTGTTGAATATTTGATACGACTTGAGCAGGAATACTTACACCACCCTTGTCAATAAAGCTTATCAATTCACCAAACATTTTTGAATCTTTAGTAATATCGTTTTGGTATCCAATAAATCTATTTATAACATCTTCCTCAGGCTCTCCAAGCTTAAATGGAGTAGATGTTTTTCCTTTAAAATTTGGATCAGCAGAAACTCCTAAAACTTGAAGTGCTGGTGCAATATCCTTTGGATCACCGCCAATTAAAGAAATAGCTTTATAATCACTGCCCCATTCATCACCTAAATCTAAACCCTCTGCACGTTTTGCTAAAACATCGAAACGATCTTTAGCATCAATAAACTCATAATTTTTGTCAAAATCAGGATTATTTAACAACTCATTAAGTTCATATTTACTTACGTCTATAAACTCTCCTTTATCAAACTTTTCAAATTCCGCTCCTTTAGCGCCTTTTTCATAAACCCAATATTTTTCACGCGCTAAAGATTTTTCTAAATTAGCGGCATCAGTGGCCTGATCTGCGGCTCTTGCTGTTAAAGCATACTTACCAGCCGCTGCTGCACCAGCACGAGCTTTTTCACGCGCTTTTTCAAGAGCAGGCAAAGCGGTTTCACCAGCTTTACCAACAGCACTTAACATCTTACCAACATTGAAGCCTTTACCAGCTTTGTTTTGCATAAGCGCCAAACCAAATGTCATTAAAGCATGGCTCTTATCTACTTTACCACTAATGTCTATGCCTGTGGCATCTGCAAATTCTTTTTTATATTTTTCAAGATCTTTTGTTTTTGTGTCAGGTTTAGCGCCTCGAACAGTTTCAAGAAAATCATCCATACCTGCTATAAAAGCATCTTCAATAGTAGCCTGACTTGTGCCGCGACCCATTTCATCTTCAGCAAACTGTTGACTTAAATTTGCTATAGCAGTTGTAGCTGTTTTTGCTTTTTCTTTTTCTTTTTTTCTTTTTTCGTTTATTTTTTTTATTTCTTCCAAAGCTGTAATGTCTTGTGGCCCAAGACCCTCAAAACCCGGACCTGTAATCGGTTTTGTTTTTGATGGTGCGTCAAGTGGGATTGACGGATCACCAATAAAAGCACCTTCAAGAGTACCCAATGCGTCTAGCGCATTTTGCGCGAAGTCAGGTCTACCAACTCCAGAACCGGGAATATCTGCAAGATCAATGCCTTTGTATTCTGGCTTTAATTGATTTTCACTTACGTCCCTAGAAAACTCAGATGGACTCTCTAAATAATCAACAACAGAATCACTTACATCTCTAGGAAGTCCACCCGCAGGTGTGCTTGTGGGAAAGAAAGGAAAATTAAAATATTGAAGAAAATCACTACCAGTTTCTATGCCACCTAGAATACCTTGACCTATCTCTCCTATTTTTCTTTTAGGTCTTTGTGTTATCCCAAAAGGACCTCTATACTCTTCAGCCATAATAAATCCCTGCGCCTATTGTTGCATAAAGCCTTGACCAGCAGTGTACGCACCTACGCCCGATAAGAACGGATTAGGCGCACTAGATGGTTGTGATGTAAACTCACCATATATGGATGCAGATGGCGATCCAGTTAGGAAGTTTTGTGCGTAACTATAAGGTGCAAGCGCCTCTTGCGTTGTTAGCAACTGGTTTTTACGCAACATATCTTCATACTGTTGACCGTATTGACGCTCTTTGCCGCCAAGCTCATACATAAAGCCAAGATCCGCAGGAGCCATGCCTGCATATGCCTGACCAATGTTTGCAGACTGCCCTGCTAATGCACCATAGGCTTTACCTATGTTACCCTGTGCGCCACCTAATTGACCCAAGGTAGATCCCAAACCACCCATTAATCTTCCCGCTTCTAGGCTACGTTTTTTCTCATCTTGTGCCGCACGAGCCTGCGCTTCTGCACTTGATAGACCCATGCTGCGATACATATCAGCCGCTTTTAGCATACGGTTTTTGCCAGCTTCAAAAGCCCCTGACTCTGCGCCAAGCTGTGCTCTACCAATATCTCCTAAAGCTGTGCCGCCCGATAGTTGCCTACGCATAGCATCTTCAAAAGCTTTTTGGTTTAATTGAGCCTCAGTGCTTGTAGCGGCAAGACCACGTTTTGCGGCATCCTCAAAAGCTTTTGATTCTAAACCAGCACCACGAGCACCTAGTTCACCAGTTAATCCAGATGCTTGTAACGACCGTTTACGAGCAGCTTCATCAGTAGCCATTGCACTGGCAAGCGCCTTGTCATACCCTTGAGACATAAGATTTGCAATTGTATCTTGTCTAGTCTCTTCTATGGCACGTTCGGTTTCAGCAGCTTGAACACCTGCCCTTGAACCACCGAATGCTCCTGCGCCGATAGCTTTTGCCGCTCCAGCTTGACGCCTTTTTGCGCCTTCACGATCTATTTTTCTAAGAGCAGCATCTACAACTTGTTCTTTGTACGGGTCCATAAACTCTTGTGTACGAGCAACGGGATCGAAGCGCCCTAAACCCTCTTCGGCAAGCTGAAGAGCACGACGTGTTCCTCTTTTAAAAGCATCACGAGCACCAAATTCACCACCTTCTTCAACATCTACTTTAGATGCCTGCCCAAGACCACCTTGTATTTCGCTTCGCGCATCTCCTAGCAACGCATTTGCTCTACTTTTAGCATCAAAAGTGCCTGTGCCCTGATCTGCTTTGCTTCTCGCTTTAGATAATTCTGTATCAAAAATATCTTTCGCGCCAATGTCACCTCTACCTTCCTGTAAATATGTTTTTGCGTCTGGAAAGTAATCAGAGATAGCAGTGCCAATTGTGCCAAGACCCTGCTGTAATCCAGCCGCCGCCTCTGGTAGATAACGCGCAACACCCTGATCGTCTGTAAAATAAGTTTGATAACGATCCATAAACGCCTGACGTTGTTCTGGCGTTGCGAAAGTACCTGCTACAGCGTCTTGTAAGCCACTTTGCGCTTGAACATAATTTGGTATTTGAAAAAGATCTGGGTCATCAATTAGGCCACCACTTAAAACACCAAATTCATCTGGGGTTCCAAATATACGACCTAAAAGGGCTTCATCTATGTCTTGAATATATCTTGGTCTAGCCTGAATTACTGTTTGTGTATCTGTCATCAGGCTTTCCTTTCTAGATTATTCATCATACTGTACATTTTCTGAATACCCTTATCTAGACTGCCATTACCAGCGCCCTTGACAGCATCGCGTGTCATAACGAACTCACCCGCCGTAAGCATGGCAGGTACATCGTCTTTTGTACCAGAGCCTTCACTTGGATCTATGCCCCCATTTCTTCTTGGAAATTGAGTTGACCCACCCCTTTTTAACATTAGAGGATTAGGATCACGATCTCTTCTTTCCCTAGGACGAAGGCTTATTGGACCTTGACCAAATGGACGATTAAATCTTTCCATCATGCCATATGGATCAGGGTCTTCTTCTTTACTAAACAATGAATCAAGCAACTGTGAGCCTAGACCGAAAGCAAGCATCTCACCTGCCTTCGTATTAAGAATACGGCCTATCCCCTTGCTTGGGTTGGTATTAAACATCTCGCCAAGACCTAAAAGACCTTCTGCTCTTTTAATAGCTTTAGGAGTTTTAAGGCCACCAGATGAACTAACACCCATACCTGCATCTGCAAGTTGCGATCCTGCCTTTGCAAGACTTGCAGCATCTGTATCACCTGCTAAACCCAAAAGTTTATCAAGAGAGTCAACACCAGTGCCAGAACCAGTAAGAGCACCTATGCCGCCGCCAACAGCACCACCTATTAAAGCGTCACGCAAAGATGGCTTTTTGCCTCTAATTGCTTGCAGCGCTAGATTGCCAATAGCCCCTTGAACTAATGGGTTTCCAAAAAAACCTCCACCTGTTATCGCGCCTATTATCTTGTCAAGAAAAAATTCAGGCTTACCTGTCATTGGATTTATGCTATTTTGACCTGACCCAACCACATATCGCTTTGGATCAGCACCTGCATCTCTAAACGCCATGCCAAGGCCACGAGCAACTTTTGGATTGCGTTGTAACACCTGTGGAGGCACAACCATTTCGCCCGGAGCGACATGCGCCATGCGTGTATCGCCATTTCTGCCGAATCTTGCCATACCCTGCATATTCACATCCTTACAGCCATTAAAACTAAACTATCAAATCTTTCTACAAAATACTAGAGTGTTCATCATGTTGTTATTGTCACTGACCCAACTTGTCCTGTCGCCTGACTACCTCTAACAAAAGGAGAGTCTGCCAACGGCACACGTAACTGACCTCCATGACTAAAAACAGCACCAGCTTCTAATCCAGAATCATCTGTTTGCAACGCGGTAAATACCGTAAAAGTATTACGTCCTTCTCCAGCATTTTGCATATTTTGTAAATAAGTAGAGTAAGAGCGTAAAACTTCAGAAAAGTATTGAGAGTTATAGTCGGGTGGCGGTACAGGAAAGAAAGGAAGATTAAGATTACGAGACATTATTGCCTTCCATCTGGTCTTACATCTACTCTAGGCGATCCCAGCCTCCATGTAACACCTGCATTTTGACTTTCTACTCTAATAGCAAATGACCTTCCTCTAAGGCGCACAAAAACTTGATCCGTAAACTGCTCTACAGGAACACTTGCAGTTTTTGATATTGTATTTGCATCAGATGATAAATAATTCCCACCGGGAAAGTTTCTAACTTTTAAGGTCATAATTGCGCTAGGTGTTTCAGCAATAGAATCTCTAAAAGTAACATCAGGTATAAGTCTTCGCATAAATGCAAATTGATCACCCTCACCTAAGTCCATTTGACTGCTTTCAATATAAGCAGTAATTGCAGAAGCAGGTTCAGTGCTTCCATCGTCAAAACCAATTTCATGAAGATATAAATAATGATCATCAGACGCTGCTATAGGATTAGAATTTACACCTCTATCTAACCATACAGTTCTTGGTATATTTCCATAATACCATATCTTTTGTTGATAATTATATGTAACGTATCTATCGTTTTCCGCGCTTGATGCAGAGGGATAAAACCAAGTAACTTCAGCAAATGCAGAGTTTACACCAGCAGTTACCTTCTCTAACTGATCACTGTTTATATCAGTAAATATATAATCTCTTACAGAACAAGGAAGCCTTTGAACCGATCCTGAATAAACATAAAATTCTTCAGCACCCATCCAAAAAACATTATCTTCAACAGCTATGGCGGATAAAGGGCCTGCTATCGTAATACCCTCTGATATGGCGTTTATGCCAAAAGTAAATGGTGGTCCTAAAAATTGCATCGCATGTAAAGATACATCAGTATAAACAAGAATTTGTTGACGTGTTTCAATTGCCGTTACAATTTTTGAACCTGAACCAATACGCAAATCACCAGCAGTGTTAGTGACTAAAGACTGCCATTCAAGAACATTTTCTTGATCACAAAATCTAATTAATAATGGGTCTTGTGTGCCTGCATTAATTTCAGAATCACAACCAAATGCGATTACGTGTCTATCACGATCTGAGACAATAATTTGTTTTGCGATAGTTGGAGCTTTGTTAGAACCAGAAAGAGATGATAATTTTACCGCACGATCAAACGTAATTCCTGCATTAGTGCTTTTGTCCCAATAATAAATATCAGAATCACGTACATTTATAATTAAGTCTTCGCCAAAATTATCATGCGACCAAATTCTAAGGGTTTGTCCTGAAGATGCTAAATCAAAAGCAGAGTTCCAAGTTCCACGCCCCCAAAATCCTGCATTCCAACCGTTTCCAGTGATGGTAGTGTCAAGCCCTGTATTGATTTGATATGTTCCGACTATGGAGCTACCGCCATTTCCAGTATCAGATGCGTTTGAAAAAACAAAAGTTGGATTTAAACCACTGGTGGTAGTTATAGATCCAATCGCACTAACTTCTCTCGCTTCAATTTGGTATACAGCAGTAGAAACAACAGAAGTAACTTGATATTCTTGATTTAACACATCTGCAGTAATTAAACCACCAAGACTAGCAGCCCCTGAGAAAGTAACAAAATCATTATCTAAAGCTCCATGTAATGTATCTGTCACTGTGATTGTAGCACAACCTACATTGGCGCTATCAGAATGTGTAGCTGCTGTAGTATTGTTTACGCCACGCACACATCCAGTTAGTGTATTGCTAGATATAGCGGCATAAGTAATCTCTTCACTATCTATTTTTATGCGACCAGATGCAGGAAAGCCAGATGAACTATTAAGAACAATGCTTTCTGTTTCAGCAGTTATAGCTCCATTTAAAGTATCAAATCCTGTTGCAAATGTTACGTCACCAGCAGATGTTGTGGCTCTAATAGGCGTTACATCGTTATAAGCGCCACCCTCGTTTATATAATATTTTAAATGTGTACCAACACCTAAAAAGTTAGTGCCATCTAATGCAACCCAAGGATGAAGAGCACGGGCTGTGCCTAAAAATGCAATCGGGGTTTTTTTAATCCAACCGCCTATTTTTTCAGGATAACCAAAGCGAAAACGCACCTTGTCTGTGTCAAACCAGCCACCCTCATTGCTATAGGACGTGGTTTCACGATTTACACCGGGTCTAAACTGAAGTTTCGTAAGCGGCATTATGATCTCCTGTCAGGCCAAACAGCTTAACCATACCATTCTTTAACATTAAAACACGGACAAGCCTTGTTTGCAAAGTCTGAGTGACCTTTTACCCATTTAATATTATAATCTTCGTGCAGTTGATCTAAAAGTTTACGCAATGAAGTGGCTTGCTCTTCAGTATAGTTATCAAGAAACTCATCGTCTGCACAGCCGCCTCTGCCGCCACAAATCGCTACCCCTATACTACCTTTGTTAAAGCCACGTGTATGCGCTCCAGAACGCTCTACGGGCCTACCATCCGCTATCTCTCCTTTACGAGATATAACGAAATGATAACCTATATCTGACCATCCACGCTCTTGAGTATGCCATCTACGAATTTCCGTTACAGCATCTTCTGCCGACTTATCGGCATACCAGCTAGGGTTGGTTGCTGTACAATGCACCACGATACTATCAATTTTTCTCACATTTCATCTCCAAGTAAAGTCGTCAAGTGTTGACGAGTGTGTTTAAACTTACCGCGCCCAACAACATTATTAGTTGCCACATCTCTATTGTTGTTCTCCTTGTCCCAAGGTGCTTTGGGTATGGTTATTTTTACTCCTTTAGACTCAAGATTTTTATCTCTCCATCCCTGACTTGCTAACCGATTTGCACGTTTATAATAAGACATTTATATTCTAACCTCACCAAAGTTTACGCACATCCACCTCATTAAGACATGATTAGGAAAACGATTGTCAATAAGCCGAAGGCCATAAGTAACTGTTGAATATTCACATTCTTCTTTCGATTTAAACAAGGGCGACCCCGCTGTAATACAGTCTATAGGGGTGCAAAGTAAAAATATTGCAGCCCATATCACTTTATTTTTTCCTTATATACAAAACTAAACCGTGCATCGTCATTACTTACGACCCGTCATAAACATTCGTGTTCCACGAATACCTACCGCCGCTAAACACACCACGTAAACCAAATATTGATACCATTCAGGCAAATCATTTAAACGATCAAATCCATTTTTAACTACTTGCTCCAAACCCGGTATAAAGCAAAGCACTACTGGAATTAAAACAATCACGGTTACAAACTCATCTTTAATAGAGTTTTGTGTACCTTGCGCCATAATGCGCTCCCAATCCGCAGTAGATGTTTCCTTAGATAGTAAAATTTTTGCTTTTGCCTCCGCTTCTGTAAGTTTTAATTTTGCAGCCGCAGCATTCGCATCAGCCTTACCTTGTAGCCAACTACTTGCTAAGTTTGCCACTGGTCCTAAAATTGCTTGAATCATTTTTCATCTCCCACAAATGCTTGGAACATTCTATAAACAGCGCGTTGATACTCTGTCATTGAATTTTGCTTTCCATCTTCCACTTGTTGCAATGCCGCTTGATAGTCATCAATTTGCAAGGCCATCATTTTAACTTGTTCTCTTGTTTCGTCTAGCAGCTTTTTTAGAACGTCTGCTTCGTGCTTTATTGTCATTTTTAGTCCCAGAATTGTGTTTCTTTTGGAACGAACTTTGGTTCGCACCATGCGTCTGTTTTTCTTTGGTGGTAGACACGACTTGAAGTCCAACGCTCGTTTCCACTGCGCTCAATTTCTTTGGCGAAGAAGGTACATCTGTGAATGTCTCTGAAAGCTGCGGTTCCTCCGATTTCATGGGGCGACCCATCAATAAAGACCACCAAAATAAAGGCAAGAACCACTTCATTTTTCACTACCTAACCACACAGCTATTGTTCCTGTCATGGCTCCAGAAACAACTGAAATCATTGCGGATTGCTGAGTTGATAAATCATCAAGACTCATTCCCCAATTTATAACTTTTATGTACATGATAGTCATGACTAACATCATTAAACGCGGCATGAGCTTGTATTGAAGTATTTTTTCAAAAGTGTTTGTCACTTTACACCTCTATATCAACTTTAGATCCCTGTGGCTGTTTCACAGTTTTCTTTTCACCCAATCTATCATAACTGTGCTGTAAAGCAACTTGTTGCTGTTCAACCACTTTTTGTCGTTTGTGAACACGTTGATGTTCACGTTGAATATTCTGCTGTGCTTGTTGACTTTTAATGTTACGTTGTGCTTGTTGAACTTCTGCCAACATAGAAAATTCAGATTTTCCTACCATGCTAACCATTTGCTGTCCTCATTAGCCAAACTAAAACAAACAACGCGCCCACACAAATAACAAAAAGCAATATTCCTGCTGTCCACTCTATAATCTTTTGTCTAATCTCAATTCGTTTATATTCATGTTCTCTTTGAGCCTTGCGAACCTCAGCTTCTATTTTTAAAAGTTCTTGCCAAGCAGAAGGCCCAAGCGAAGCAGAGATCCATTTTCTTAGTTCTTCGCGCTGGGCTTGTATCTGTCTGCGTTGCACAAACAGTTCCATAGCTTGGGCTTCGATCCCGCCACCCATTGCTTTATACCAAGGAGGTTTTTCGATCTGTTTTGCGGCAAAATCAAAATCTGCCATCGCCTTGCCCCATCTGGACAAGTCTTTACCCATGCCCTCAAGATCACGACCAATTTGACAGCCTTTGCGAATGGCTTGAAAAGCAGAACTTGCTAAAGCGAGAGCGGTGGCAGGGTCAACCATTTGCAAACCTCATCGTGCAATGAAGTAAAGTAACTAGACTTACTTTTACTATAACATACACAATGAGGTTAAAATAAAAAATTATTGTATTGTTACACTACGACGTAAAACTATCAGCAGCCGTTATAGCTGCATCTATTTCTGTAAAGTCTTTGCTACCCCAATCAGAGTATGTGTCTTTCTGATACTTTAAGTATCCTACACTACGACTCACACGAGCTTTCTTTTCATCGTGTGTCATGTCATATGCAAAGTCTGCTGATGTAGCATCACTACCTTTATTGTGTGTTGCAATTACAGTATTAACTGTGCTTGCACCGTCAAGACAAGCCTTGTATGCCTGTTCCATTACTGCTGTTTCTCTAGTCATTGTTCATTTCTCCTATATTGATATTACCAGATATTGATATTCTTTCACCATCATCATTGTAAAACGGAAAGACCTGATGAAGTAAACATGAGGGAAACATTACCATATATCCTTCTGCTTGTTTCTCCATATTATATGCAAAGGTTGACACCCTGCCTAATGTATTTGTGTAGCTAAATGCAAAGTTACTTATGTGATTGTCTGCATTTGACTCCGCACAAATAGGCAACTTGCGTTGCTCTTCGTAGGACGTAGGTATCTGCATCCATATTACAAAGCTATAAACGCCTGCGTGATCATGTGGTGGGTTAAACTCATTTTGCTTTTGAAAGTTTACCCATAAGCTTTCAAGGTTAAAATTTTCTCCCTCTTTCATGGTAAGTCGATATGGAGGGCCATACTCCTCCATATGTCTTTTCATATAAGCGGGTATAATATCCGACACAAAACTACTAATTAGCTCCGCGTTTGCATCTAGGCGTATAGATGAGCTAATGTTACCTGCTAGTTCAGGCTTCATATCTTCTGGCTTTTCTCTTGCTTCGTTTATTAATGTCCACAAGTCATCAACTATTTCTTCTGATAGTTTTCCTTCCACTACCCCAATGTTAGGGAAGTTTCTTGCTAGTAGTTCCATTGTTTACCC